CAGAGATGGATTCTGCACCTTAGCGTAGTGCAGTGATTCGTGTGCGATATACCACTTGTTAGCAAGGATCAGTGTACGAGCGTCAGCGTGACTGTTGCTAACAACTTCATATTCAGGAGTTAGAGTCAGATCCTTCCACTGAGTCAGATTTGTATACTCAGTATCAATATTCTCCATTCTGATGCACTTCAGAGCAAGATCTCTTGCTGCGTTCATTGCATAGATGGTTTGAGGAACTGCACCGTCAAGATGGTAGATTGCCTGGTTCTGGACATATGTGTTAGCAATATCCCAGATCTCAGAGTTGCCATCAAACTCAAGTTGCCAAGCAGCTGCGTTGATAACATCAACGATGTCATCCATACAATCCTGATTACCACCAACACTATTGATACTAAAGGAGGGGTAGAAATTCAACATATCACCCACGGCTTCTTCAGCAATGAAGCGTGCATTCTTCACCAATGCGTCAGATGCGTTCTTAGCACGAGTATCAGTAACTTGCTTGAGAGAAGAGTTGCCGAAGTAAATCTTCTTCAATCTGATATTGGTTCCAGGTGCAAAATCGGTACCAGTCAGCTGATCGTAACGAATTTCTTGGTTGCGAACAGACTCAAAGTCAAGGAAATCTTGGTTATTAGGAGTCTCAAGATCATTGAGTTCTGTTGGGTTAATAACAGTTTCACCAATGTCGTCAAGAATGACGTTCGGGAATGTTGTTGAGGGAACTCTCTGGAAGACAAGAGCAAAGAACGAAGATGCAGGAGACAAATCAACCTGGTCAATAACCTGATTGCTAGTATCATCGGTATATGGAGCGATGACAGTAACAGTTGCGGCAATTTTAGATCTGGAAGAGTAGATAACATCGTTGAACTTGATGTTAAATTCACCAGTCTCAAACTTATCAGTACCAGAAGTACGAGAAACGACCAAATCAGTACCAATAACACCACCAGACAAGTTATTTTCTTCAATAATTGCAAAGTCGCCCTTGAGGTTGGTGATTCTCTCACCTTGTTCAAAGATCGTCTTAGAAGTAACGGGGTTTACAGTTGCAAGAGTGGAGTTGAATCCAGTTGCACTACTCAGAATTTGTTCGTTGGTTTGGAATGTACCTTCAATATCAAAAACATCGATGTAGTCAACACCAGAATCAATAACAGTTGCGGTTGCCTCAGAAACAATACCTCTAACAGTATTACCAGTCAGCGGGAAGATACCACCAATATTGCTGAACGTTAAACGGGTCAGAGAAATTTGAGAATATGTAAGTTCACGGAATTTAATTCTAGAAGGTGCCTTTGGAGGTTCAGAGAACACAATAGAAGGACCAGCAGTAGAGAATGATTCTTGAGGTGCCTGTGCAACACCGTTAATCAACACAAACATCTGAGTTTCAGTTGCTGTGATAGATTCACCCTCAACATTCAGCGGGAACTGAGTTTTAATACCATTGAAGTCACCAGAAACATCATCGATCTTCTTAACGATAGAGGTTAGAATTTCCTCAGAGTTAGTAAGTCTCTTCTGTCTGAAAAGTACCTCAGTGTTATTGAACTGGGTATAGATCGGTTGTGCGTTAGCAAATGATGTAATTTCATTGATATTAGTGAAGGAGTTGATATTAACTTCCTTGATCAAGTCGGAAATAACTTTACGACCCGAAATATCCTTACCACCCGTGATTGCTAGTTCACCGAAGAGGTTGAAACCAACAGGGTGATTTGTTTCCAGAACAGACTTTCTCCAGTCGTTAATAGGTGTCTGAGACTTAATAACGTAAGAGAAGTTCTGATAGAAATAAGAATCTTGGATCTTCTGAACGATTTCGGAGGGTTTACCCACGTCATCGATAAACTGACCAGGTGTATTAGTCAGAGATGCAATGTTCAGAGTACCGCGAGCAATAGACAGGTTATCAACCAAACCAGATGCACGAGACACCTGACCAGTTACACGCTCACCTTCTTTCCAGATACCATCATAGTTTTCAAGTTTCAGGATACGAGGACCGATCTGCCAACCTTCGTTAGTAGAAACATAACCAGTTGCAGATGCAAGTTCCAGCGAAGAACCCTGATAAACAAGTTCACCTTCAAGGAATCTGGAGGTTTCAACGATTGCAGTCGCTTGACCACCGAACACTTCGGTCAACAGAACCTGACGACCTTCACCTTGAGTCAAGAATGTGATGAAAGAACCAGATTCTGCATCAAGTTTGGTCAGTGCAATACGAAGTTGGTCGGATTCCAAAGAGTTTTGCTCACCAGCGATTGCATAGTAAGTCTGATTAGGGTTCAAGCTAACCAAACCTGCAGAACTCGGTTTCGGCAAAATACCAACCGTAGAACCAAGATCTTCTGCTCTCAACTGCACTTCTGCACCAGTTGTGATGCCGTGCGGGAAGTTGAACTGCAAATAACCCAAGTCAACGTTGACAACGTAGTTAAATTCAGACTTCAGGGTAACAGTCGGTTCGGAAGAATAACCAGAACCAGGGTTTTTGATGATAACTTCAGAAAGTCTGTTGTTCTTGACGATTGCTTCTGCTTCTGCACCAGATCCACCGCCACCACTGATAACCACAGCAGGAACGGAGGTGTAACCAGAACCAGGATCGGTGATCTTGATCTCTGACAGAATAGCGGTATTAAACAGTTGAAGGTTGACAGGGAAAGTAATTTCGGGTCTCAGAGTATAGTCGTGAGAATAACCGAAACCAAATTCGTTGTTCTTCAGCTTCTTAATCTTACCGATGCTCTTACCTTGCAGGAACACCGATGCACCCGAACCTTCATCAGGAATCACAACTTCAAGTTGTGCACCAGAACCTGCAAGCAGGGGTCCAAGGATGCCAGGAATAGCATCAACGTCGATAGATGCAGTTTTATATCCTTTACCAGCAGACGTGAGAGTGACATCGGTGATAACACCAGTGAAATCTCCATCATCCTGAACTGTAATGTTACAACTTGCACCTTCACCATCACCAGTAATAGGTACGTTGTAATAAATACCGTTCACATATTCAGTACCACCGTTGAGAATACGAACTTTTTCGATCTCTCTGTTCGATGCGATGTCTGTAACGATGGGAAGTTTCTGGTAGAAACCACCTGGGTTGACAAGCTTGATGCTTGCAATAGGTCCAATCGCTTTTGGAGAGGTTGTAGAATAGAGGGAACGTGGGTTTCCAAACTCATTATTACCAACGGGAGCGATAGTCTTCTCAGGTTCAACGAGAAGTGGGAAATCGAAGGTAGTTCCTTGAGTTCCAGTTGCAGAAACTCTAAATCTACCAGAATAAGGACTCTGGATAACGTCAATAAAGGATCCTTCACCAACAGGAGAGTCTGCTCCAGTTCTAGATGGATCAAAATAGTATGAAATGTTGGTAACAGAGTCTGTAACGATGAATTTAACCAACGGAGTAGGCGAATCATCGTCAGTTAGACCAGGTGTACCCTCTCTAATGATGTTAATAAACGGATATTCCAGTTTGTACTGATTATCCTTAGAGAAAGACAGATAATAACCGAGGTTTGATGGATCATCCAGGTCAAAAATGTACTGGTGATAGCGAACAAACAGCAGTTTGGGGTGCTTGGCGTAGATATTGACGTTGGAAACAGAAGAACCTGTGCCTGAGAATGTGGGATCCTGAACAGCAGTTGCTCTCAAACGGAATGTAAACTCTCTAGAACTAAAGACTTCTTCAACAAAGAAGGATCCGTTGTAGTCATTAGTGGCAAATCTCTCTGTAAAGATGATTTCATTTGCCTCAAAGTTGTGTCTGCTGTTAGCAGAGCAGTATACAAGGTCCGTATTTGCAAGAGCAGAAGCAGGAATAACGTCTTTGTCAAGTGTAGCAATCAAAGAGAACTTCTTGACACCGATCAATCCAGCAAATGTAGCAATCTTGCCAGTTGCATCAACAGTAAATTGCAGGTTGACTGCATCTGCGTCAATGGTGTCGCCCTTAATAAAGGTGGAATCACCATAGATTTCTTCAATCTTAATAGTATAATCTTCTGCAGCAAATGCTCTCCACGAAGTAAACGCTCCCAGAGTGCTGCCATTGTAAGCAGTATTTGCCAGATCAACGTCGAAACTGCCAGAAACACTGGTGAAAGACCAGTTGACATTACCATCGGTCACAATACCAGTGGTGTGCTCTGGTTCCAAAGGACCAGAAACGCCTGTAGAAGTTGCAGTGTAAACCTTACCAGCATTGTAAACAACATCACCAACAGTATATGAGAAGTTCTCAACCCATTGAGGTGTTGTAGTTTCAACAGTGAAGTTACGATCAAGAGTATTGATGTCACCTGCCGTTGACTTCAGGAGTTTTGTGGTGTCAAAGTTACCAATAATCTTACCGATCTTTGCATAGTTTGTTCCAGCTTCAACGATTGTTCCATATGCAGAAACAACATCGCTTCCACCAATCACAGAATACTGCTGTAGGATAGAACCTTTAGTGAAAGATGCAGGTTGATTGAATGTAAGCGTCTTAACAAGGTCAATACTGTTATACTTTGCATCACGCAAGTAGAACTTGGGAATGACAGTTGCAGAAAGTAGAAGCTTCGTACCACCCTGTGTAGGAATAGTTGCAGTTCTCTCACTATACTTCTCTGAAGTATCTGTAAATGTGTAGATACCAGGAACGTGAGTGGAGGTTACATCAGAATAATCAAGAATCTGAATACCTGCAGGACCAATAACCCAAGGATTGATAGTAACGGGTTGGGTATTAAACGTATAACCACTCTCAGCGGCGGTTACAAGAGTGTGACCTGTCTCAACATCATCAAGGTTAAAGGTGCCAAGTTTCGTCTTGTCCTTATCAATCTTGTAGAGGAATGCTTGAGTTGCGCTGTTTGTACCAGCAACAACTGCAGCGGTAAATGAATCGTTATATTTGAATGCTGGGGTGACAACAAAGTTATCAACCCATCCCATCCAGGTATTGGTGGAATTCGGTGTGGATACAGGTCCAAGGGTTGCATCCTTAAGATTGACATCAACAGTTGTGCTCAAAGTTTCGAGAGCAAGTGTACCGTTAATGAAAACACGATAACGATAGTTACCAACACCAGGACGCTCCTTAGTGAATGCAACGTGAACGAAGCTTTCACCATTGAACGCTGCACGATAAGTTGCTGCAGCAGAATATGTTGTGGATCCTCCAATATCAATAAACACCTTACCATTATTGGCATCTGATTGATCAGCAATAAGACCACACTTAACAGTGTTGCTCAGAGCATCAGAAACAGAGAAGAACTCAGGTTCAGTGTTATTTGCAGTGTAGGTAGCTGCAGGCATTGCGAAATAAGCTTCAGATGCCCACTCAGTTGCTACATCAGAACCATATTGAAGAACAAGTGAGTTGAAGTCTGTGATCTGAACAGAAGATGCACCATCTTGCTTTTTAGAAGTATCGATAGTTGCAAAGGCAGGATCATACCAAGCCTTGTTCGTACCAGTTTTCAGAGTGTCATTGTAAGTTTCATCAAGCAGATTATCGGCAGTGTTCCAGTTGAAGATTGCAAGTTGATCTGCTTCAACCTTATTACCGATAACAACTGTGTCGCCAGAGTTATCACTTGACAAGTCAACAGCGTGATAACCAATACCACTACTCTCACTTGCAGAGGAAGCACTGATAATGTTGCCACTATTCCAAGAAATCTTCAGAGTTGTGGACTGAACATCATTAAATGCCTTAGTGACAGAGACTCCAAGGTCAATGTTACCAAACACGTCGAACTTAATACCAGCATTGTGGCATCCATCATAGGTTCCAGTAGGAACATAAATCTTGTGCTCAACAGGTGTAGTGTAGTCATTATTATCAAACTTGACGTACAACACACCATAATTCTTGTCCTGAGCATTCACAGCAGTTGCTGCGACATATACAGCACCATATTCATCAATGGTGAAGGTGGGGTGCATAAACTTGTATGCGCCACTCTCAATTTTCTTTGCCCACTGCAGTTCAACAGTTGCAGTATCGTAGTAAGTTTCACCAAGAATAATATCACTTGCACCAGCAGGATCAGAAATACCGATGAACATAAAGGTGTCATTGGATTTCCATTGGAGATCCACCAGATGCTCACTACCACTTTCAGAAGCAATCTTACGCTTCTCCATAATGGTGCCGTCAATATCCAGCAGTGCTACCCACATATCGTCGGGAGCAAGGGAGTTTGCATCGGTATAACCACCAATCATCACCCTACCATCTTGATCTAGGGCAATAGATGATGCATAGTCACGTCTGGTGCTACCAGAGATACCAGCAATATCACGTTGCCACTGGATAATACCATCAGGGTTGTTAGCATTATCGAAACCAGATCTATACTTAGCAACAACAACGTCAGGATTGTGTGTAAGGTTAACACTGTTGGGGACAGTCTCACCAACAACATAGATGTTGTGGGGATTGCTGTTTTCAACATACAGTGCTTTCCATTCCAAACTCTTGGTCCCTGATGCGGGAACAGTTGGGAACAATGTACGCTGCCAGAGAAGACGACCATCGCTGTTGAACTTAGCGAGGATACCAGCGGTATCACCGTCAGACTTTACAGTTTTACCACAAACATAGATTGTCCTGTCATCTGCAACTTTAACATCAGTGATAGTAGTTGTAGATGCATTTTCCTTCAAGAAGGACAGGAAGTAAGTTGCTTTCTTAAATCTCTGTGGGTGAGAGACACGAATTTGAGGGGGTTCGTCCTTATCGTATCCAGAACCAGAGTTAATAATATTAACAGTGTTAACAGCACCCGCTTCTGTTCTTGGGATGTCAATTCTAAAGTCTTGACCAGTGGAAGAGATAACCTCATATGTGGGAGGTAGTTCTTCGGAGTAACCAGAACCAGCTTGAGTAACAGTAACAGATTCAACACCAGAGATGACCTTAACCTTAAAGGTCTTGTTGGTATCGTCGATAATAGGTGTACTTTGGACGATAACTTCATCGCCAACACGCAATTCGTGCTCATCGGGAGTGGTGATACGTCCATAAGGAGTATCATTTGACATATAACTGGAATAACCAGAAATTGTCAGACCCTTAACAGCATCAACTTTTGCAGATGCACCGAAACCTTCAGTGCCCTCATTATCAAAGTACAGTTTGTCACTGACTTTATAGGAGATACCAGGGTTCTCAATAACAAATCCGTCAACTTGAGCATCCTCAAACTTGGTAGTTGTTTCAATGTCAATGTCAACTTCAGAACGAGTAGAAACTCTAGGATAGTAATCAAAGAGTTGCAGGACAGGTTCTTCAGCAATATTGATTGTTGCGGTAGATTCATCACCATCAATGATACCGTTTCTGTTAGTATCTTCGATTTCAAAGATTAGATCAAGACCTTCTTCTGTAACAAGAGTATCGGTGTCTTGGTTGGGTTGACGGTCAATATCAATATCAACATCCTCATATGGATCACGGAAGCGAACCACATCTGCTGGGATATTAGTCTGAACAGCATTCTGAGAGTAGTTCCACTGATCGGGAGAAGAATACAGTTGAGGACCGCAAACATACGGGAAAACTGGATTACCGAAGTCAGATGCATCAATAGAAACAAAGTATGCATACACACCCTCGGGGAACTGTGGTGTTTTACAGAAACGACCGTTATATTGGTCTAGATCGCCCTCTTGGAAGACATACTCATAGTCATCAATGAATGAACCCGCAGGATAGTCAGTGAGAAGTGGACCATCTGCACGCACAGGGTTTGGATTTGTTGCAGCATCATATACCAGTGCATCCTTAACCTTGTAAGAAGAACGGATTCTTCTAATGCCAGAAGACTGGTCGGTAGCATCGATATAACCATATGGACCATAAATCGGGTTACCATCAAATGCCCATCCAAGAATTGGGGAGTGAACATAACCAGTAGACAGTTCTTGGAGTTGACCAGTTGACTGATTTCTGAACACGTTGTCTCCAAGAACGTATCTCAGTTGCTTAGGATCGGAAACGTGTGCATATTCACCGCCATATTGGGTGTTATATCCAGCAAACACGTAACCACGCGCTGCGTCAAAGTTCAGAGACAGTTCATCTTGAAGGTTACGAGTCCATTCAAAGACATTTGCAGAGAATTGTGCTTGCTCACCAATAGATTCAAGGCGGATGGTAGTCATTCCAGTGGAATAACCAATACCTCTGTTTACAACAGTAACGCCAATAACCTTACCTCTATCCTCACCAATGGTACCAATAGTTGCTCTAGCAACAGCACCATAACCATCACCATTGATAACAACTTCAGGTGCAGTGGTATATCCTCTACCAGCAGCAATGATAGCGATAGAAACGATACGACCATTGATAATAATTGGTTGTGCAACAGCACCTTCACCCGAATTCAGTTTAATTTCAGGAGATAGTGTGTACGAGCTACCAGAGTTGGTAACAGATACGGATTGAATCGGACCACGAACTGATGCTGTTGCAGTACAACCTGTTCCACCCCCACCAGAAACAGAAACGGTGGGTTGTGATGTATATCCTTGACCTGGCGATTCGACCAGAATTCTACTAACTACACCATTGGTAATAACAGCGGTAGCAGTAGCGCCGAATCCACCACCACCCACGATAGAAACAAGAGGGCTGCTAGTGTAACCAGTACCGCCAGAAGTAACTTCGATTTCATAAAGAGATCCATTGACGACAACAGTTGCTGCACCACCAGATCCACCGCCACCATTGACTTCAATGACTGGTGGAGATGCTGCGTCATAACCCTTACCAGGATTATCGATGGTGATACTCGTCACACCACCGAACTTAATCTTGCTATTGGATTTATAGGACCAAGCGGAAACGCCGTTAACCCAAGCACCAACAGGACCAAACTTGACATCTTCACGCTTAGAAACTGTGTTAATGACGCGAGGAATACGAATCAGTTTGCGCTGGTTACCAGGAAGCAGTGCAGATCCAAGGAAAGGACCAACCTCATAGTTGGGAATACCAGATGAAGCAATATATGAATACTGCTCATTGAAGAAAGTGTTCTGGACGTTAGTGGTAAAGTCCTTAATAGCGATGTTGATACCGCTTTCTGAGGACTTACCTTTGTTCAGATCAACTGAAAGAAGGATATTACCTTGGGGAGCATTAGGTGCTGGTTGTGGAATATTGTATTCAAATACAGTATTGCTCAAACGAGATGTCACCAGGAATGTGCCGTTGAACACTGTTGGGTTTGCACCATAGATGGTAACAGAGTCACCAACCAACAAACCGTGGTTATTGGAGCAAGTAACAGTTGCAGTTTGGTTATTGAGACCACCAGGGACAATACCAGTAACCTGAATCAGTTTCTTAACGTTGTACAACCAAGATGTGATTCTTTGATCGTCACTTGTAGAACCAAGAGACGCAACATTCAGTTTGTCACCAGGCAGATAGTAAGAACCTGTGTCGGAAAGAACCGTAGACTTAGCGTCTGCAATACCCAGAACGCGCAGTTTCAGTTCATTTGTCGCACCCCGATTGACATAAACAAAGACATCGGAGTAAATTTGCGTGCCAGCATCCCAATCTTCTACAACACCGTTCTTAGAACGAGTACATTCAATGAACTGGTTGAGTGTTTTTTCCTTATATTGAACAACTTCTTCATCATTGATACGGATTGTTCCGTTTCTTTCTGGCCAACCAATCGTAGAGTCAACCGTAATAATACTTTCTGTAGTGTCAAGTGCCTCAACCAGAGTCGTCTTATACGGAATAGAGAACTGACCTTGCAGAGTTTCTTCAGAAATTGCGAGTTCATACACGGTGCCTACACCAGTATTGATCGCAATCACGTTTTCAATCAGTGCAGATGCCGCGCCAACAGTCGTATCAACCGCATCTCGGTATTGGAACAACTGTGAATCCAGCAAATCACGCGGATCACCACTCAAAAGTTCCGCACGAAGGACGGTATCGACGTTCCAAGTTGCGGCAGATGGTTTGATAACCTCATCTTTCGGGTATGAAACATCAACATTCTCCGAGAACAGCATCTTGAACAGATACTGTGTGGAGATTTTCGTACCTTTTGAAGAGTAGAAGTCGCTGATCGTCTTAATGATCTGCGGAGCATTTACTTTATTATAGTCAATTTCTGCATTTGGCAGATACTGATTGATATATCTACGATAAAGTTCCTTGGCAAACAGGTTGTCAAGGTTGTGAATAGTCGAACCAACAGCGTGAGAAGACTGAATTGTGTCGGACTCTTTGCTGTAAATTTGGTTTCCTTTCTGAGAATACGCTGAAACAGCGGAAACACCACGCTTACAATTTACAAAAGCAGAGGGTTGATAACCAGATCCAGCGTTATGAATAGTGAAACCAGTAATTTCACCAAAACCAACATCACAAGATGCCTCAGGTGCAGGAGGTGCAGCGATGAAAACCTTTGGAGGTTCAGTATCGGAGTAACCCTCACCGAAACTGGTAATGTTGATGTCGGTGATTTCACCGTTAAAGATGGTAGCAACTGCTGTTGCACCAGTACCACCAATAGGATTATTAGCAACGTCTTTGCGGTTATCGACGATATACACAGAAGGTGCATCGGTATAACCTTTACCACCAGTCAACAGTTCGATGTTGGTGACTCTGCCACCAGTAACATTCACATCGAGAATCTGTGCGCCAACAGGATCAATGATTTTTGCTCTAGGAACAGTTTCGTATCCTTGACCACCACTGAGAACTTCAATTCTGTCGAGTCTACCGTCAGCATCGAGGTGTGCCATAACGGATGCAACGATTGCATTTGAACCCGTTGGAGGATCGATGTATACGAGAGGAGCAGTAGTATATCCACCACCACGATCAACAACAGTGAAAGAATCTGCATCGATTCTTCCATCTGTCAAAGTGGGACCACTGATGATTGCACCACCAGGATTCGTGAACTTAATAGAAGGAATTCTGTCATATCCAGAACCAGAAGACAGAACATTCAGCTGAACGACACCTTCAATGTCATCACTAACAGTTGCAGTGATTCTAGCAGTTTTACCTTCGGGATCTGCAGGAGCATCGACTTCAACCAATGGTGGGTTGTTTGCGCTATAACCTTGACCAGAAAACAGAAGACTAACATTCTTGATACCATTGACAAGTGCCTCTGCAGTAGCATCGCTACCAGTACCAAGGTTTGATGCAATAGTAACCTTGGGAGAGAAACTCATTCTGTATCCAGAACCACCATCCTTAACGATGATGTCTTCTACTTCACCATTTTGAACTTTGACGACTGCTTCGGCATCAGCACCGAATTCGGGAGCGATCAGTTCGACAGATCTAACATCAACTGTCGATCCTGCACCAAGAGTTTCTTTGAAAATGATCTTGTCTTCAAAGATCGTGAATTCTTCAAAGGGTCTCTTCTCAACTCTATTAACGACAACAATCGAAGCAATCGTTGACAGTGGTTGATAAGGTTGAGTATTTCTTGTAAGATGGAACTGATTAGAATCAGCAGCAACAGAAATAGGGTCCAGAGAACGGACAGGAACGCTTGTATAACCAATCAGGTACCTGATAGTATTAAGAGCACCAGTAAGAGCACCTGTAGGCGCTACAGGAGGGTTTACAAAGCGAATACGATCACCCTCAACAAAATAGTCCCTATTTGGGAACTGAAATTCATTATTGACGATAACCAGCAGGTGATCAGCAGATTGTGGCGAAACTGGGTCACCCAACAGTTTCAGATTAAATTCTGTGGTAGAACCGTCGAACTGAGATGAAATCGGTTCAAATTCTTGAATCTTACGATCAAATTCTTCTTTATTAACACCAGGAGTGAAAACAACGTCTGGCGAATGTGTGATCGACTCGTAATATATGATCTCATCGTCGATCTTGAGTGTGCCGTCCTTCTCAAGGAAGTAGTTTACGTTTTCGGCAACAATAGTATTTTGATATGGGTCAACCGCGCTCAGAACAGCAGATTCCGAAGACAGGAAGTTAGGATCAAACTCACCAGAACCGATGTCCGTATATCTCAAGATATTGTTGAGAATATCGTACGGACGACCAGGTTTCTCTTGCGAACGGTAATATTCGGCAAGAAGATTGACAAACTGTTCGTTGTCTTCCTTAATGAATGCAGGAATTTGATCCTGTACTCTCTGAGATACGGTTACTGCCTTCATCTGCTGGTATAGGCTATCTTATGGGTTTATTAGAAGCAGGACTCGAACTCGGGGAGTTCAAACACTACTGTCGGATAATCAATGATATTTAGTGGGGTTCCGTCGAAGTTAATTGGAGTGAAGTCGAACGGATCGAAGGTAGGAACGTTAGTTCCGTCAATGGTATAGTCAATAGTTTGAACGGTCGGGTTGAAGATCGCAGGATCAACACCTGTGCCAACATTGATGTTGGAAGAAGCGGGAAGAACCGTCACTGGGATGCGATTTGTACCATCAGGTGTATTTGCAACGTTAATAGGACCAACGCAGACGATACCGTTCTTGTAATCGACTGTGCCAACGTTGCGCTTCAAGATGACTTCTTTTTCATCGAGTTTTGTCACCATAATCAGATTTCCGTACCCATCATCACGAAGATTCACAGGAAGCAGAGCAGATGTATCATTTTCAAGCAGAACTGCGGAAGAAATTTGACCAGCAGTGAGAGTTGTCTGAAGATTCAGGAGATTTTCCGTATATCCCGTGGAATAGAACGTTCCACTCTTGACAGTCGAGTATTTGGGAATACAACTTCCATCTCCAGATCCATCACCCTTGTCTCCACCAGACAAATCGTTTGGATTTGCAATTTCATTACCAAAGTCGAGACATTGTGTGAAAGTTTGTCCAAAATCAAATCCTTCCACGTTCATACCCAAAGTCATATGGGTAACGTTGCCGCTAATAGAAGGATCGGAATCATCAATCATTGATTGATAAGCGGAGATGTCCACACGTCCATTAAAACGTGTTGCTTCCGCCTGACTGTTGTATTGATCGATTGCAGCAAGAATTTTGGTAGCAATTTCATTGTTTGACAGATTTGTCTTGTTGCCATCGAAGAATGCCCAAGTTTTGGGACGAATGTACAGTGAAGTTGGGTCAATAATCACTGGTTCGATCGATGCAATCGAATATTTCAACAAATCAGTCTTAATTCTCTTCTTAGTGCTACTATTCAACGATGCACCAGACTTTGTACGGATAGCGATATACACTTTTCCGTAAATTGGCGGATTTAGACGTTCTCCACCGTATGCAGTAACAGATCTTGCCTGAGAATACACTTTTTTAGTGATGAACTCATAATCAGACTCTGTAACCGCTCTGTTCTGACTGTTAAACGCTCTAGGAGCGTTGAATTTGATGCTCAGGGTAGATTCTACGTCTGCACCATCTTGTGCGCCGTCTACGGTCGCCATAGAGAGGTTGGCAGCAGGAACTAGGCGTCCTTCAGAGTCAATGACTCGTCCAACAAAGTTAAATCTCTTACAACCATTACCAGCAGGTCCTTCCGTACGGACATAGGACATTCTGATCACCTCACCAGCAATCAGTTCACGACAAATGACACCATCGCCAAACACAACGTTGTATCTTTGGTCATCTGCCTCTTCTAGGAAGTAACCACGAGTGGTTCCATCCACATCAACGATGTTTTGAACAAGGTTATAGGTGTCAATCTCTTCAGATGTTGCATTAGGAGAGATAGAAACACGCAGAAGGTCTGTATCGACCTGATCAGAGGGGATAGGATATGATCTCTGCTTAACATCAGTAACTGTGTACTCATAATCAAGACTATTGCCCTGATAAATCACCACTTTCTCGAAGGTAGCAACACCATCAGCTTGATTTACGGTCACTGAGAGCGCCTGTGGCAGCGTAAAGGTGAAACTTGCACCAGATGTACTAGAAACGAACACATCGCCCTTCTGGAGTTCCACAGACTGGGGATATGCGGTGCTAGAACCAATAACTTGTGTCTGTACAGCAAATCTGACACACGCTTTTGGCGCTTTTATGGATTTTGGTGTATAATTCAGTTGCTTTGCAATCTTGACAACATTGTCTCTAATAGTTGCCGATTCCAAAAATGCCTCGTTCATCGCCATATTGGCATTGAACGCAGCGTAGTATGTGTTATATGATAGAACGTCCAGCAAATAAGACGCAGCGGAACCTTCAAAGTCGTAATCAGTGAACTCAGTACGAGTTCTCAGATAGGATCTGATTGATTCACGAATCTCTGTAAAATCTAGAGATGTAAGATTAGATGGTATTGCTGCCATTTTTAGGTGGGCTCCAGCAGGAAGTCTACGGTTTGTACAAGGGTTTCACCAATAATTGTGTAATCAATTTCAACTTGCAGTTCGTTTGCACCTTCATAGGTCATACGAACTTCATTGACTGTCACTCTAGGTTCAAGTCTGATAATAGTATTGATGATTTCTTCTTTGAGCTCTTCGATCATAAAGACATCAAAGTTCTCAAAAAGCATTTCACGAAGTCTTGACCCTATGTTTGGTTGAAAGGGTCTTTCACCATAACCAGTTAAGATTAGATTCTTAATCGATTGCTTGATAGCATTCTCATTTTTAACCACAGCAAAATCCTCGGTATTAGGGTTTGCCAACATCCCAATACCGAGGTCTCTAAATTCGCGAGATAAATTTCGTTCTGCCTTAAAACGGTATGCCATTAAGTGTCAAGTTGTTCGACGTAATCATCGAAACCTCCTTCACCGCCACATTGTTTAGATAAACGATCCGCAGGGGGATCGTTGGGTTTCTTTTTTGATCTGTTTAGGTATTTATCAGAGCGGGGGTCGGTTATTAAAACCATCCCGCTCTTAATGAACTCTTGTCCCTGGTCTGGAATTGGTGAGTTAGCCATTGTTATTTAGAACGTATGTGGGTGGGTGAAAAGCACAATACTCGTTGAAGGTGATTTTCATCTCTTTGTTTGTGAGACCGCAATGGTCTGCAGCTTTAGGAAGGTTCCACTTTGCAGACCACAGCATCTCCATTGCTTTACGTGTCTCTGGACGCACTATTTACCTTGCCCCCTGTAGCGTTTCTTCGCCTTATTGCCACTAGATGCAGCGTACTTGGTGTGCTGTCCTGATCCCTGCCGCGTCTTTTTGGGTTTTGTCTCAATGAGTTTCTGTCCAGAGAGACCTACTTTTGCTCGTGCCATAGTGATTGGTGTGGTACTCAGTAATTATATCACGAATTAGCAGGAAAGCACATTAGGAGATCCGTATGCAATAACACTTGAACAAGGGTAACTTGCGCCAGGTGCTCCGATTCCAAGCGGATCAAGCATTCGTGCAATGGGAACTTTGAATGCATACACACTCATTGTTGTTGCTTCCGCAAGTCTAGCGTGTCCGACACCTCCCATATCCTCCACAGAGAGCATACTACAAGTCGTAGGAGTGGGAATGATACACATTGCCTTACCACAAGGGCAAGAGTAGTTAATAATATTGGTACCAAACGATGTATGTGGTGTAAACATATCACCGAAAATCATAATCGGGAGGAAGTTCACAAGAACTGTCGCTCTCAATGGGTTGATTGCAGTCAATGGGATCAGTGGCATTGGTGGCCACATACAAGTCTTATCCTTCACAATAATACTGAGAGGGATAGGTGGTGTACCACAAGACTGCCACATATGAATAGTCGCAGGAATCGGAATACCGTGTCCAGAGCAAGGCAATCCATTGATTGAGGCTACTGGTTTGTTAATTCCTAATGCCATTAGGTCAAATCACACTCATCAAAGTATGGATTTCCATAATTGTCCAATGTCGTTGACAAAAGTCGCGTAGAACCAGTTGCCCAGTTCTTCCAATGCATTGTTCCATTTACGGGTCCTAGTTCTATATAGGGACCATCCTCTGACAATTTGCCTGAGTCAAACGCGATTGTTGAGTGAATAACGTTTCTCAGTGCCCAGTTTCCGAATCCACAACTTCCAAAAAAGTCATTATTGTTACAAGGATCGGATGCGCTGATGCCATTTCCATTAGAATCGTATCCTCCATAAACATTCAGCACACCATCTGCAACAAAGTTGTGCCAGTTGTCATTAGGAAACTTACCACCACTGCAATTAGCGAGTGTTAGTTGAGTATATGGGACATTATTTTGACCAATTTCTACATCATTTGCATCAACGAGGATTTGGTTGAAGAATAAACCTGTGTAAACGTTAATATTATCTCCAATCCAAGTGCTAAGTTGTCCCAACTCCACGTTTGATGTTGATAGAGTAGCACCAGGACCATTAAAGTCGAAGGTATTCTCATCACCAGAGGTCGGTACGAACTCATACTGCCCGTTTCCTGTGCTGTAGCAGCGTCCTTTTACGTTTGACCCTCTAGTACAGGCGTGTGTCTTGTAACCGCCCGTCACGGGGCGTCCAGCGGTCAATGTGGGTTTAGGCAACCACTTCAACCAAGCCAAGAATCTCTGGTTTACTGCTTCACTAACACCAGTGACATCACCTTCAATAGTCATTGTCACACGAATAGTTGCCTCTTCCTTCTTACTACCGCAATACTTGAATGGCATCCATCCATAAGTTCTCTCTTTTCCGTCAGTATCGAACGCTGTATATGGGCAAGGAACATCAAAAAAGCGTTTTACCATATAAAGATTCGCTTGATCCATCTCAATACAGTCTCCTCCGAAGATTCCACGGAGACCTTGAGTCATTTTAGCGTTGATTTGACCCGTATTCTTCGTAGAATTCTGCTTTGCACTAGCAAGAAACGCATTATTTTGGTTCCAATTTGGGTCTTGCTGTGAGACATTACCCCAAAGTGACTCCAAATCGGTAAAAGTGTTGATGTCGTGCCAGTTTTCACCGATATTTGGGTTAATACAGATCTTAGGAATGACATTTTCGCAGAATTTTGTCTTCTCTTTGATGTCAATATCCGTGCTTTTGATGTATCCAGTCACATAAGATGTCTGAATTGGGTTTTTTAGTGTGCCAAGTGCTTGTCCAGCACTCTTATACATCTCATCAAAACCAGCTCTTACATCTGGATCAGGAATTCCACCCGATTTAATGGATCTTTGAACCTCATCATCAGTAATATTTGCGCTCTCACCAACAACAATGTCCTCTCTAGTCTCGGTTTCACGCTCAACAACCTGCACATACACCTCTTCACCAGGTTGATACCCCGCGCCTTTGTCGGTAATTGTGACAGATTTGACGCAACCCTCTTCATTTACAGTAACTGTACCCTTCGCTTGGCGGAAGTTACCCGTAAAATTGTCTTCAGTAATGTATTGTTGTGTCTGAATGTTGCGTGCAACCTCTTGTGCTGCACGCTCTGTGGAGTCAAATTCGTCTGATGACTCAAGATTGATCGCATAATCAACCTCAAAGTCGTCTTCAAACGCTTCTGGAACGTTTTTTGCCGTATCTGAGAACCCTTCTTCGCGCACAATATCGGGAATACCAATAATCAGTGACGGATTTACATAATCTTTGCCCGCATTTATGATTTCAATGCGCCCAATCTGTCCTTTGTTATTGATAATTGCCTTCAGAACTGCCACATCCAGCGTTCTTTTTGGAATCAGTGCCTTATTATCGATCTCTACACGGTAATATGACAGTTTTTTGGGAAATTCATACACACCAAAGAACGCAACCTTGTCTTTGATGCCATATCCTGCCAAAACAGAAGCAGTTGCACCATCATCTGATGTGATATTCTGCAGATAAGTGAATTCATTGCCCTTTGCTTTACCCTCTTTGAACAACTTCATATAACCACACTTCAATTCATCACCGAAGTATCGTACTTTCATAATTGTCCAGTTGTTGAGAGACTCCCCAACACGGAAAGCACCAGTAGCAGACGTATAACGGAAGAAGATCATCTCTTCATCTGTACCAACAGTCCAGAATGAGTCTCCTTGACTACCGTGTTCAGTGCTATCCACTGTCATTGAGGTTCTCTTGGTTACCCAAGCGTCTTGACGCATCTCATAGTACAAGGAGTGGTACCTAACATTAGGTACACACTCTGTTTGACTTCTTTGAGGGCAACACGGAGCATCTGTAGTAGTAAAGTTGATACCATAGATGGGTCCATTGAACGGAAATGACGTATCATACAGATAATAGACAAATTGACCCTCAAAACAGTCGTGAAAACCAAGAAATCTTGGCATTGCCGCTTTGACAGCACCATTTTTGCCGTAAAACCACTCAAAGTTGGCATTTGTACTGATTAGTTCCGCATTATTTGGATCACCCCACCCTTCTTGAGCAGGAGTTGCCTCTGGTTCGTCGTGATAACGTGCTTTTGACCAAGTTTGGTTGTATTGATACCACCCATTGCGGTCAACTTCGCCAGTATTGTACGCTTTACCCGATGTTTCGACTCTTTTACGGTTTCTAGGCGCTCCACCAGTCCAAACATAGCAGAAAATGCCTTGATAGACGTACTCACCCTGCCTTACCTCCCTTGGAGGGATAGGTCCACCAGATAAATTGACTTCAACAGCAGGATTGATGGTGTAAAAGTCATCAACATCACCATCTGCATTCTTTCTATAGTGATAGAGTGCCGTTGGCATCTCATTTACGAAACTTACTCCCGCACTGGTCGCTGCAGCAACACTTGGGAACCCGTATCCAAGCAACTTCTGTCCACCAGAAGTAGAGAGATAACTATTTTTGTCGCCACCATTCCAAGCAACATACACAGGAATAGAACCAGATACGTTGCTCTTGTTGAGTTGAAAATAGTCTTGTCCACTACGAGGTTCAATATTATATCTCTTTCTTTCTTGAGGAATGTCTTTAGGAATCTTTTCCTTATGATAATAAAAATGATCCTCCCAACGACCACTGTAGAAACGATAGACCGCTCTACGGTCTGCATCGCAAAACTCTACACAAGTCTCGGTAGGATCACCAATATAGAAGACTTCATCCCTGCCAAATGCATATGAACCTGGTCCAGAGCCCTCAATCTCAATCTGATAACCACTTCCAAAGGAGGGGTGTTCATCAGATGTATAGGTTCTATCATAGTCTTCAGAATCTACAGGATTCGGATAACTACGACCAGTTTCAATAATGTAGGCTGGCATTAGTCACTGTTAAGTTTCTCTTCCAGTGTATTTATTCTGGAATAGAGATCGTCAAAGATCTGACGTAGGTTTGAATACTCAGTGTGACCTGGGATCTTGTACTGAATCATATCAGCACCCCTCTGGAGGAACGCTTCTGTCGATTGACTACGTTCCGCGAGAGTCTTGATGCTCTCAGCGATCTTGCCAAATCTCCATTCAATCTCCTCCTCATAGGATTCAAACTCTGGAACAGCAGGTGGTGTTTGGGTCATTTTACAAAAAAGGTTTCGAGGGTTGGGGTTTCTTTGGGTTTTGAAGTCGTGACACGTGCCTGAATAGGATTACCGTGACTACCTCCACGTGCAATCAATGCCGCACGGTTGTTATCGCCCCCAGTAGTGCGACGAAGTTTGAATACTCTATTGTCAAGTGAGTTCTGTTCTTCACCACTATGATCGACTTCAAACATAGGGTTCATCCACAGTTTGCCTTCCTTAGGCATAGAGTGCCATCTCATTGCTTCTAGCATCTCTGCAGGAACATCAGGATCCACCTCATAGATGGGTGCCCAGGTGTCAATGACAAGTCTATGGATAGGTAGGTCCTTCTCTTGTCTTTCAGATGAAGGAGACTGTTTAGTCTTTGCCTCATCCAACCAGATTGGTTCCAGTAAACCCCAGTGCACTACCTTCAGGAAGAGTTTCCAGTGATAGTCTTCAACTGCTGCGTTCTTCCCTTTATTAGGTGAACCGAACTTCTTCATCTTACCGTTACAGACACGGTTCTCGTCATAACCCCACCGATTACCCGAACGATACAATGGCGTACGGTTATGGCGGATATGACTAATCACACGCCCTAAGTTACTGACGTGATACCACGGTAGGATAATCTCCTTACCGTATTCTACTACACGCGCTAGTTTCCACTTCTCCCCAGGTAGGGACGTAACTAGCTCTCCTGGTACTGTATATGCTATATCGAGTATATCTTTTAGTTCAGTGTTTTGTCTAGTGCCTTTTGGTTGTATGAAGTTTGGATTGTAATCGTAGTCTGGATCGAAGTTTGTGCCAAATGTCATAGTATGTTTAATGTATTAGTATAGGGAAAACGCTCGCGGGGGGTGCCCCTAGAACCGTTTTACTTCCCCTTATATATCAGAAATAATTCAAATTTAGGACAAAACGAAACTTCTGGTCAGTTGTAGATGTGCCAGCGTGTGGTGTATCAACAGGGAAACGAACAAGTCGGTTCTCTACCGAGTTCACCTTCGTACCGTCCTTGAAGAAGGTATAACCATCGCAGGTATTCAGATAGAACACCGCAGTGGTTGCCCCCTCAAAGTCGTTCATACCATACTCTCCACAGTCTGTGTGATAGTCATACTCTATCATACTATCTGTGTGATGGTTCAAATTTGCTTTGATCCGTATTAAGGCACGAGGTCGCAAGTAGTTAATGAGAGGTAAGATGTATTCCCACTCCTGGGATTGTGGTCTACCTAACTCATAGAACTTATGCACCATTTGCCAGTTGTATAATTCCTTCGCTTGTAGTTCTGGATCAAATGCACGAGCAACGTGCATCACCTTCGCGTGATTCAGATACCAAGGAAAACATTGATCTCCACAGATCTGTTCTTGCATCTTGTAGAACAAATCTTCAGGCAAGAAATTGTCAATTACCTCCAACGAAGGGACTGTCATCATACTCTCCTAGTTTTTCACGAATAGAACGCCATAATGCTTGTACTTTCTCTAACTCCTTGCCACCACAAACATCTGCCTTGTAGATAAGAGCCCACTTACCTGAGTTGCAGATAAGTTTACGCTCCTCATCAGTGAGAGAGATCTCCCACTTAGATGTCGCACTCGCCTTTTTCATAAAAGTTCCTGGAGGATTCAAGTTGCTGTAGAATCTTGTCGCATTCATTATAGCGTCTTTCCTTAAAAGGTCCAATCGCATTCATCTGATAGTAACGAACAGCATCAAAGATCAGTTTCTTCTGGTCTAATGTCAGTTTATTCATCCAGTTTAGTCACAACAAGGGTTTCATCATCGACTTGGTATTGTAGTGTATCCCCAATGAGCCATCCAAGTTCTTCTGTTAACTCATCGGGTAGTGTGACAAAGAGATCGCCGTGGTCATCTTCGTCAATCGTAAGAATAAATCTACGAGACATCCCGTTTCCTAATAACATACATTGTTGAAGCTATGTATGTTTGAACTTTTTCCACGCGACTAATATCAAATGCTTTGTGATGTAAGATGTAACCATCTCCTAGGTACAGTGCCCCGTGATTCAACCGATTGCTGCCGAGGTTCATCAGCAACACATCATATTTTTTCAAATCTCCGAGGTCGAACTGCTCACCCATCTCTGATTCCCTGAACACCTCCCATCCTTCGTCCTCCCAGAGGTCCCTCAGGAACGCTCGGTGGTTGAATGAATAGTCTTCCTTACACTCGTGGATGCCCAGAGCGATTCCAACGTCATACAGCAGGCGGAAACACCCACCTCCTCGTTGTCCTCCCCACTCCCTTCCGAGGAACTCAGAATACTCTTCCTCAAATGCTAGACGGACTCTTTTGGTCATTTTTTACCAGAAAAAAATTTTGTATATGGGGGGACCCATAAATGCGTTTTCGATAATATATGCGACCCTATACTGTTGTAGGTTGCAGAGCGGGTCCCTTTTTAATATGCGAAAAATGTCAATAACCCTCGGAGGATTGCACGTGGTAGCACATACCCTCCGAGACGCAATAATTCAATAGTTTATGATACTTAGTGTACCACGGTTCGATTTCAGTGTCAAGCACAAATTGTGCCCATTCCACTAACTCCGAAGGAGGCAGAGATTGTGCCTCCATTAGTTCACATAAGAACTCAAATCGTTTCATTCTTGTGTAGTGTAATCGATGTCAATATCTCCCCCTGATTGATCATCAAATTCGAGATCTTCAAAGACATCATCCGAATCATCTTCGAGGAATTCATCTATCCAATCGTTGTCTAGTTGTTGATACTCATTAGGGTCAACCATTGAATACATCTCCGTCGAAATCATTGTTGTCTAGTTGTTGCTTACTGTTTGTTCGATTGTGTTGTTCACCCTTGTATGTGTCATTGAATTGATCATACTTAGTGCGGGTTCTTGTTGATCGTTTTTCCCTCAAAGATTTCGGTCTATTTGACCTATACGTGTCGTTGCGTTTGTAAGTGCGACCCATCAGATTGTCGGCAATAATGTGCAGAACTGGACTACTTAGGAACTATAAGGAAAACCTCCGAAAATGTCAATAGTTTGTGTGAATTTCTCTTCGTCCTCTAAGTGTTGACAACTGTCTCGCGATAGAGTAGAGTCTAAGGTCACATCAGTTCCGTACATTTAAGGCGAAAGATAAAATTCGAGAGTATATTTATTTAACCATTTATTTTCCACAGAGATTGATACCTTTTGTGGAAAACATTGTGGAAAACTATCACTCTGTTCCCCATCTTAAGTTAGTATAATGGTCGTTCACTTTGTCTCCGTCGATGTGAAAAACGTTGGTATGATTAGACTCCGCAGGATGAAAAGCAAGAGCGGTCAATCTAGCGCATCTTCTTACTACTGTCCGCCCCTCTTGTCTGAGGGTTACTCTTCTATAACCGTTTTCATTTAGATGAACTTTAAGGCGTTTCCATTTACCCCACTTAGTTGAATAGATCTCTCCATCACTTGATACAAAATAATCTTCGTATTGTGGGATAGGTTTGTATAACACTCCTGCCATATCTTGGTAGGTATTTTCGTTGATTTTAGTAAATGGATTCATTCTGACCAAGGGGCAACATTAAAGGACAAAGTAATTCTATTCCCGTGAGTGTTTGATTCATACCCGTGGGAAAGATTAGAGGGGAAGATAACAATGTCTCCCTCTTCTGTGGGAATTTGTGTATCTAACTGATTGAAAGGAGTGATCTTAGTTTGTGGCATTTGTACGATCGGATAGAAAGGCGAACCGATGCATCTTTTCCACTTTAGTTGACTATGTTGATCGTGGTCAAAATTAACATAATAGACGCCACTATAGACGGTGTTGGAGTATTCGTGGGGCGCGTAGAATGATCCCTTATCTGCTAACTCAAGAACAGAATCTGTGAGGACTGGTTGTTTCATATCGTATGCTAATCCTCCGTCATTGACCTCTAGAATCGCCTTAGAGATGGTCTCTCTGATTGGTGCTAACTCTGGGGTCATTAGTATATTCATCCCGCCTAATTGCTTGATACCAGTGTTAATATCTGAACGGGGCGAGACGTTCACATCTTCGGGATTCATTGACCGAATATAGTCAAGAATTATTTGTTTATGTTCTTTATGGTCTGGATTACGATATACGCCAATAGGTGTTAGAAACACGCCGTAGACGTTAGTTGTTGCAATCGACTCAAAATTGTCCGATAAGTTAGGCATAATGGAGCAATAACGACAATAAAAAAGGAGATCAATTTGATCCCCTAAGTGTAACTTATTTAGAGTTAATTGTCAATCATAATTGATTGATCTGGCGCTCAATAGTTTCACGGCGATTGTTGATAACGTCAGACAGATTGCTGTCAAGTAAATCGACAACAAGATTAGCACCGAGGAGAACAACAATGGCAGTAAGTGCGAGGCGCATTTGTGATAGTGAGATGAGGAAAAAAGAGAGAGGGGAGATCTCGCGGGTGGAGATACAATTACATAGACCCTCTGAAGAAATCAGGCAAAGATGTAACCGTTGGTGAATTCTTTCACGACATTGTTGTCACGAACGAACCACTCATAATTCTTCTGAAAGACACCATCAGTGACGCCATTGCAGAAGCAGTTGATGATAGCATTGAGACGAGATTTGGTGGTAGTTGTTTGCCAACCGCCATCAAAGATCTCAAGGTAGTCATCACCCAAGACGGCAATTTTGTTACCGTGAAGACGAACAACAGAGGTGTTGTTTTCTTCGTTGTAGTGAACAGAAGTGTTGCCAGATTGCCAGTTCTTGCTGTTAGCGAGAGCGGCATTCATTTGGGTTTCGATCTTACGCATTTGGTGTGATTTCTTTGACTCTTTTAATATACAGGTTCCCAAGGGGTCAGGTAGTTCACGGTGATACAAAACGGGAAAACCACTTGGGAAACCGTCCACTAGGTTTATTCTTGATAGTAATGCAGAGGATATGCTTCAGATTTAGTGATCTGAATCTTGCCATCTTCAATCCATTGGTATTGCATCCCTCCTGCATTTTTCTCATCTACAATGATCCAAACTCCACGCACATCATCGACCTCAGTGATAACATATCCGATCGTTGTTGGTTCAACCATTGATAAGTTACCTGAGCGAATTGCCTCGTCTTTGGTGTTATGTTCGCTGCGGTGATTCCATACAGTTGCTGGGTACTTTGCTTCGGGAACATTACCAAATGCGGTGCAATAAAACATCAATCATTGAGGGGCGATTGTTTGCGTCGAAAAACTTCCTTACCTGCAATAATGTCTTGCACATAAGCAGAATCAATGTTGTGAGGGTTAGGCACATCGAGACCCTCAGATTCTGAGTCTAGGTAATCCCAAGACCCATATTTTTCAGGTGAATGCCAAAAATCCTCCCAGTCTTTAGGTGAATTTGTTACGTCTTTGATGTTGTCGCTCATTGTCATCAACCTCCAAACATTTGGTCGAAAAGTTCTTGAGAATCACGCTCTAATTCGTCGCGGTGTTCTTGACACCAACGCTCCTCACGTTGCATCCGTTTTGTTGCTTCGGACGGGGTAAGTTGGTCGGGGAAGTAGTTCAGTTTTCCGTTGGGTTGTTGAAAGAACATTATTAGGACGTTTGTAGATTGAGAGTGAATTTAGTTGATCTTGAATGTCAGAAAAAATGTCGTTCATAATTATTCTCCGTGGAAAGCAAAGTGAGCATCAACAACGAAATCGATCACTTCGTCAGTTGCATTAACATCGAAACGATCGCAGAACCAATCGACACAATCATCAGCAGGGAGCATCGTGTCAAACATAAAATCCTGAAGTTCAGTCAGGTTGGAGTCAGAGAAGAGAGTCACGTTGTTTGTTTTGTTCATACCAGTATGATTGCACAGATCCTGGGGCGCGGTAGTTCGTGGTGATACAAAACGGGAAAACCAATTCTCAAAGTGTCACTGCCATCCCGTTGCCTCGTTTGGTTCTTCTTTAGTGTCAATCCAGACGCCTTGATTGTTGTCGTCGATGTAAACATTGAGTTGATCCTCAGTGAGTACATCCTCAGCAAATTCTTCAAACTCGTCTACATTGTCGTGACACACATTTAGGAGCACAGTATCAAGCAACTCAAGATCACCACATTGACTATAACCCTCCGCGAGAGTTTCTTTCACAAACTGTTGAAGAGCGTCAATATCCATATCCTCCACAATTTGGTCAACCGCGTTGACAATCAACTCGTCGCGTTGGATGTTAGTCAGTTGGATGTTCATTAGTCTCAGTTGGGTGTTCATTGGTCAGAATAATGAAAGTTTGCTCAGGAGACTGTGATTTCATCAAGAAACAACCACTCGTAAGATCCATCCTCTGGATCTACACCATCAACAACAAATTCTTTGAAGATGGCATCAGCACTGTCGCGGTCGTTGTTCTCAACGTGGCGTGTGATCTGATCCATATAATGTTCACCGAGGAGATCAATGGATTGTTGCATTGTTTCAGTGTAATCGTTGGTTTCAGTGATTGAAGAGATAGTGAAATCTTCAGACGATTCGTGTTCCATTTGCTTTGATATACCTGTTGGAGATAGTATATCCGAGACGAGGATCTTTGCGGTTGCTGGGATTCTCGTACTGACGCTTGAGGTTAGGTATAAGAATAGCAAGCACATCATCGGCAGAAAGTTTGTAAACCTCAACGATCTTGCCAAGGTGATAACGTGCGAAATAGTGGTTCTTATACTTACCGATCTTGTCATTGATAAGATAATTGACTTGATCTTTCCAAGTTGGTTGAACGGAGATACCGTTATATGTAGCGGTAAGATTTTTGCCGATTGTTGATTTATACTCACAAGGACCATCCTCATCGTATGCATCAGCACCACTATAATCGTCTGCGATAGTGTGACCCAAGACGCCTGCTAAGTGAATCTCACGAGAACGAGCGTAAGAGAAAGGATCTCCCCAAGATTGTTGGTCGCAGAGTTCATACATCTGCTCGAACAGTTGTTGATAACGTTGTTCGGGAGTGAGAGTCACAGTCATTGGTCTTTTGTCGATGTATGTATATTAACGCAGATTGGTGCCCTGTGTGAAGATAGTGGACACCTCTGCGATTGTCATATTAAAACGGGTTGGTCCAACTTTCGTATTGATTCATACTAATTTCATTGCATTTGCAGAGCATATCAGTAAAATTAGACCACGATTCGCGCTTTGCAATGTTATCTCCGCGCAGACGTGGTGATGACATACAAGCAACTTTCCAGTTGTAGCGGAATTGTTGAAGAACTTGCGCTTTTGTGTAGAATTTAGAAGTCACGGTGAGTAATAATGTAGAGGACAGAATAATAGAGAATTGACATTAGCAGGCACAGGCAAGAGCGGAATTGAACAACTGCGCTTCGGTGTTGATTCGGGTCTGTTTGTAACCATAACCCTCAATGCGAGATTCAACCTCACGCTTCACATCTTTGATGTTGATGTAACGTTTGGATTGAGTTGCACCGCAGAAAGTAACAACTTTGAGAGCAAGACGGTTGTGCTCAGTCCCATCAGCAAACTTCAGGGAGTAGAAGTCAACAACCATATTGCCGTCTTTTGAAGTGAGTTGCATTTGAAATCCCTTTGACTCTTATACAATACACGATTTTGGGGTGCTGTGGGGCAATAGTGTGCACCTTGCCGATTGTCACACGATCTCGGTCCACCGCTTGTGGTTTGCTTTTGTTATCCTACCTTCGTCCAACAAATTATCACAAACGTTGCAGAAGACCATAAACTTTTGAGTACGGTCCAATGTGTGAGTTTGTGGGTTTTCTGCGATCACGTCGAGGATCATTTTTTTGGAGTGGATCATTTTACTCAGGATGGGGAAAGTTGCAGTGGTCATTGTTGTCAAACGTACTGAAGTTTACCGACGAGAGTGGTGATCTTGAAATTATTGTAGTCTCCCATTGTAATCGAACGGTCATCAGGGAGGATGCTCAGATCTTCACGAACTTGCCAAAAGTTCTCTCCTTGAGTGATAACGGCAAATCCGAAACACCCAGGCACTGGCATCATAAACAGACCGTGCTTTTCTGCCTGTCGTGGTGTAGAGAATCCACGAGCATTGATGCACCATTCTTTACCATCAGAGTCCTTGCCGAAGTAGAGACAGATGTGATCGAGTTCCATAGTGCTGTTCCTTTGACTCTCATAGAATACACGAAAACCACCCCGTGGGGTGGTTCAGTGGACACTTTATCTAATTGGCACAAGGGATTTACCAGTGTGTGCCTAAATGTGTAATTTTATCAAAGAATGCTGCTCTATATGTGTCACTAATGCTGTTAGCATCCACATATGCTGCATTCAAATCAGGGCGAACTTTACCAGTCTCACCATCAACGTATCCCCAAACTTTAGTGTATCCACCTCTATCAGCGGGTGCAATCGCTTTGATGATAAGATCACCGTTTTGCCCATCTTCCTTGGTGAATTGCCAAGTAACAGAGGCGTGATTTGCTTCTACTTTGTCTTTCTTTTGTTGGATGCGGTCAGCACTACCTCCAGCGCCTAATCCTGCGGATCCAACACCAACAGAACTCTCAGTCAGTCTCTTGTTGATGTTAGCGAGACGGTATGCTTTTGCCTTCTCACCTAACTTTGCAAGCAGGAGATCTGCCTGCCCATTAACAGTTTCGGATGCCATTTACTTTTCTCAGTGTTAGTGTCCTGTTTTATTTATGCAACAAACGACTCAGGGGGAACACCCTTGACGAAGATAGCATCACACACATTTTGGAGACGCTGAATCGTACGCTTGCCATAGTTCTTGTACACGGGGACAGAAACATAACCCGTGGGTTTACGATAGAGAGAGAATTTACCTGCAACGATGTTACCAGCAGCGATGTCAGCAGCATCATCACGATCGAGACGAATCACACGACCGATTGTTTGTGCCATCTCAACGATTTGCAGGTTACGAAGAAGAATTGTGTGGGTAAGACCAGGCACGTTGATACCTTCAGACAGAATACTGTAGTGGAAGATAACAAACTTCTTCTCCTTATCCTTGCCCCAAGCAGTCAACGTGTCGAAGAATTGCTCACGGTTTACCTTCTTATCGTTGACATATGCACCGAACTTAGATGTAACGTGAAGCACGTTGTAACCGCGCTGCTTGAGTTGAAACAGCAAATCTGTCTTGGCAATAATATTACCGAGAACACGACTGCTGGGGACCGCTACAAGCACCTTAGCGGCGTGATTATCATCCAGTTGGTCAATCACATCCTGCACAGTGGTAGCATCAGCGTGATGTGCTGTTTTCTTGTCACGATTAAGATCAACCTCAAAAGGTACAATCGTGGGAGCAATGATGCTGCCGTTGTTCAACAACTCAGGAGCAGGAACATTCTCGATGATAGGACCATAAACGTCCACATTGTTCATCCCGCGATGATGACGAGCAATGCGAGGAGTAGCAGTAAAGAAATAGGTACGCTTAGCGAGATCACTAACAGCGACAGTAGGAACAAAGAAAGACCTCTTAACACTGTTATGTGCTTCGTCGAAATAAGCACAATCAATATCAATGCCAGAATCAACAACACGAGCAAGAGAATGATAGGTTGTGAAGATAATTACAGACTCACCTGCTGCTCTTGCAGTGTTAGCGAAGAGAGCAATCTTTTGAGACTTGGTGCTGCTGAAGTAGTGAGTTTCACCACTGTGGCAGTGTGCAACGTGTGTCCAAGTGTTAGAAACTTGCTGCATAAACTCATCACAGAGTTGATTAGCAAGAAGAATGCGAGGAGCAACAACAACAATAGTCTTAGGACCGTTGTTAAGTTGACGCAGGCAATCCTGAATCATAATGAATGTTTTGCCGCCACCAGTAGGCACAATGATCTGACCTTTATCGGCATTGCTCATTGCATCGAGAGCGCGTTGCTGGTGAGGTCGGAGGGTGATTGTCAAGTCTGTTTGTCGTCTGTCCCATAATTATACAAAAAAAACCGCCCTGGGGCAAGGGCGGTGGACAGTACCGTGAGTGTCATAGCATTTCTCTACATATCCTCCTGCATTCTCCGTGCGATTTAGTTTCAATCGAACAATCAATTAGGCAATCGAAGTAGTCGTTCACATTGTCAAGTTCTTCAGTACAAGTATCAACAGTGTGTTCAAAGTGTCTCCATTCTGCCATTTGATCTTTGGAAATGATGTTGTGCATCATAAACTCCATAAAGAACAATTACATAACAAAGTTAAACTTAGGGGACATTTTCTCACCTCGCTAAACTCTACTATTATGTATAGTACAATACCAAACTTAACTACTATTTGTTGCTTTGGTGTACTTTCTTATCGGTTTCTGAAGTAATCATAATATGCATCGGAGTGTCGCAAGGTATCTTCACCTTCGACAGTATCTCCAGATTCGATTGTATCCACGCTGGACACGTCTGTGGATTGTTGCACATTATTCCAACGAATAAGGTCTCGGTGTACAATAGCAAGCAGATCATTCATTCTATTGATCTGTGACTTGGTGAATTCAGTGGATCCAGATACTCTGACTCGCAGTGATTCTACCTCATAGATCATCTGCTCCATCTCGTTCATCTTCACTGTCGGATTCGATAAGTTGTGATAAGGCATTGTTTACAAATTCTTGTAATTGTTCATCATTTAGTGCAGACAACCATCCCCATTGTGGATCGTTTGGATCCCAGTCAATAGTAACTTGACCCTCGTCAGTTACATCGATCTTAAGCGAATCCCCTGCCTGACCCTGCGTTTCGTTTGGCATCAATCACCTCAATATGTGAAATAAAATGTTTGAAGTTCCACCAAGCGGTTTGAACTTCCTCGTAAGATTCTACGATCTTAACACTATTATCAGTGCACCAGATCTTATACCAGTGGCGATCATAAGGTGCATCTGATGTTTGTTTGAAAAACTCAGGCAAGTTGTTCATAAGTCCAATGCGGATCATCTCTTCCATCCGACCACATCCAGAACTCTGGATTTTGATGACTAGAGAAGAACGTACGACCGTCAGATCTACGTTCTTCAATAGTACACATCGGATTGTTGTTCATTATTTGTGCAAACTGTAGTTTAGCACGATCAGACACTGGCGTGAGTTTCGCCAGTTTCCTCAATGGCATTGACATAATCTTCTAGTTTATCGAACAGGTTACTGTAGGAGATATTTAGAAGATTCTCTTGCAGTTGTTGGTCACGCTTTGACATCAGTTGCATTGCTGTCTGTAGCGCGATCGTCTCCCTTTTGTTCAGTTTGTTCATCTTGTTGAGTAGGAATAGGCATTGATGGTACAACAGGATCACGACTCCTGTTCTTGATAACGATGAAAGCATCTTTATTATACTTTCTCGTTCCTTTCACTGGTGCCCATTTAGTTCCATCGCCATCAATCATATAGACTGAGGTTCCGCCAACTTCTAGGGCAATGTTATCATTGCGAACATCCCATCCGAGAGTTTGCATTAACTGCCATAGATCCTCTTGAGTGAAACATTTGTCGCTCATAACGTGTTCTTCAGGTTCAAGGTTTCCGATCATTTTGATTGTCAATTACGAGTGTTTCCCAGAATAGGTCAACTGTAGCATCATCATCAGACATTGAATCAATGTCCAAACGTTGTTTTTCAATCCAGCGACGGAGAGACCAATAACGGTTCTCCCACATCTTAGCAGATTCGGCGTCAGTCATCGTGAAAGATCGGAATTACTTCAATCTTAGTACATTTGGGATCTAATTGCAACTCAGTGCTGTACCATACCGCGTCCGACAGATTTAGGAACGTAACTTGCTGAGTTGAGAAACTTCCTCGTTTCTTTTGCTTCTTCCACGTCACGTTGAATTTGTTCATAATAAAGACAGATCTGTTTATACAACTTGTCGTTGTATGTGTACATTTCAGTTGCGTAGTTTCTCATCGTTGTTCAATAGGTGGAAGCATTTCGTTTCCTGGGTGATCGTTGGTCTTGCCCCTGTATGCTTTCTTATATTGAAAGACAGCAGGGTCAATCTCAAGATCATCCCAGTCTTGTTGATATACTATCACACAACATTTGGTTTCTTTCCTGAAACAATGCTCATCACATTGCTCCTTGGTAGCAACACAAATGGTGAGATATTCGTCCCCAATGTACTCAATCTCCCCCTCAATGGTTCCCCATTTAGCAGGCATACCCACTTCTAATGCTTTGAGAACATTTCTTAATTCCAAAGGTAAGGACTCCGATAGAAAAAGAGGCGTCGTCATTTAAGGACGTGCCTTAAGTGTAGCAGATCTGCAATCTCATCGAGGTTGCACTCTGTGACAGTTAATTGAGTGTCACTGATCTGCTTATTGTGATGCTTGCGGTGAGTATTTGCCAGATATAACATAAGTGCTTTTCTAAGTATGCACTTCTGATTCTCTGACAGAATCTGTGACTTCAGGTACATTTTCGTTCCCCCCAGAACGTTTTTCGTAATACTGTCCAACAAGAAAAACTGTCCCATCGGACAATTTCTTGCCGTAGGTTTGTCTCAACCTAACGGTGTCATTCTCGCAGAGACGAATCTCCTCGCGGAATGTCATACCATTATACGAAGTTTCCCAGACAAGGCAATCATCATCGATCACTGAGATGTCACTTGTGTCTGGTTCTTCTGACATATAACCTCTGGAACGCTCACACTTATTGTCAGGAGTGATGAATAGTTCCATATCTCCTTCACTGAAGTAGTTGCCTTCCTCATCTTTTGAACACCATTGACTACCCCAACTGTTGTCAGATCTCTTGTCACAAATCAATGTTGTTTCATACTTAATTTGTTTGTTGAACTTAGTGTAGATATACCTACGATATGAGGTCCATCTACCACAAGAACGATCCATCCAGTTAGTTACTCGTGTGTCCATAAGTTGTCGAAGTTGCTTAACAGTATTTAGATAGGGATTAGTGAGAACTGATCGTCAGGAAGATCAGGCGTCTCTACTATATCAAATCCAAGGGTAATTCGTCTACCCCCGAAGTCATCGTTTACGAATACTTTGTGATACCTGCCTGGGGCAGCACCAAAATATATGTTTCCCACTTCGTTATTGATCTCATAGAGGACAGGATCCTCACCGTTTCTAAACTTAGTGGTGGTATTCTTGGGATCAATACTCACATAACCGTGGTATGGAAACTTATGATCGTGCCACTTCAATACCTTGTCAGGAGTATGATAATTCATCCAACATTGCATATACAGTGGTTCATCGTGTGCAAGTGTTGTGCGAACCACAGTCTGAATGTCACGATATAGTTGCCAAAATAGTGGTGATGGTGCTGTCAGTGCAAATATATTATAGAACCTATAACCACTGAAATCCTTCTCACCATCTAGAAATACTTTGTCATCCTCTCGTTGTTCCTGTTGAGAGAACAAGTTAGGTAGAGCACCAAGAGTCAATTCATTACCAGTGAGAGAAGAATCGAACCCAGTGAAAGTATTCTTGAAATGACGATGTGCACGACCAAGTTGTGCAATCATCTCATCTTGTTCATTTACAACAACAGGTGACCTCCACAAACAGTGAGCGTCACCATCATATACCTTATAGACTTTATCCATAATCAAGAATGTACTACCATATTTAACACTGGTCTCCAAGTTCCCATTGGCAATGTAGAAGCGTGAAAGAGATCACCTTTAATAGCAACAGCACGTCCTTTCTTGGGTGATACTGCTGTCTTAACTGTGTACATATCTCTCGTTGCAATCTTCAAGTATTCTTGATGATCTCTCGTACGTTCATCATAGATGATCGTATCACCATTACTGTCATCAATGTAGTAGATAACATTCCACGCTTCAAAATGATACGAATCAACGTGTGGAAGTTGTACTTGATTAGAGTGCCAAGCAGGCACACAATTCACACGCATACGAAACAAACATTCTGCCTGAAGTTTCTCTCTAAACTGTAATGCCAGTGGCATAAACGCATTACACAATGGACTCAACTCTCCACCCTCATCCTTATCAAAGAGATAGTGAAAGTTGCAGAATCCATTGCGAGGATCATCCTCAAACATATCACTGATTGCAGCATCCTTACGGTGCCACATCAGGTCTTCATTCTTGATACAATCTATCAACCAATTTTGGTATACCTCAGGAATAATATCATCAAACACGATGACATCTTTTGCCTTCTTATAGAATGTATCGAATGGATTTTCGATTGTTAGTTTCATTGATGCAAACGTCTCAGTTGATCTTGAACTTTACGTTCAATGAGTTGATGTTTAATTGTTGGGTGATCGATTTGTTCACCTCTAGCACGGGTGAAAGATGATGTTCTGCCCAATACTGTGAGCAGATACTTCAGTTCTTCAGAGTCAAAATTCATCAGGTGTAATAAGGTGAAGAGTTAATCATCGACTGTTCATACTGTATCTCTTCGGATGCAGTTTCCCAAGGATAAGCAAGACCAGGGCGACCATCCCACTTATTCTTACTATATTTGCCATTTTTGTCAACATAAGAGACAAATGCTTGGATTTGAAGATCTCCCTGATATTTTGGTCTCCAGTGGAAATCTTTGTGTCCCCTGAATATCAATAAATCGCCTTGATTGAGGACAATTTGATGCGACTTTCCATCGATCTCAATATAGAAGGGCCAATCGGTATCATCACGAGTGATGCAAACATTACCGACCCATTCTCCTGAGGTTCTATCACGATGTCGTACAAGATTGGTACCCTTAACGTACACCCTCGCGTAGGAAAAGGTTTGCCATAGTTCTGCATCGAGCACTTCCTCAATCTGTGGTTTGATCTTATCACCCATCGCTTCAAAACAAATAGGTGAATACATTGCAAATGCCCCAGGCATAATAGGATCACTGGTTGGACCCATCGGGTTTGCCTCAATGATGTCCTTAATCATCATAAACTCAGTCTTCAGATACTCACAGAGATCTGTACTGAGTGCACCTTTAATCAGGTACAGTTTATTATCAGCAAGTGTTTCAAGGTCCAATTAAAATACCCCTCCCAAAGAATACAAGTGTTAGTCTAGCATCAGAAACGTCATTACCAAAGAAGTTCATACCTCCGTGGTATTTACGTCCATCAAATAGTATACAACGATTATAGCGTGCCTCAACAGTCACTGACGGTCGAAATACACCATTACAATCTTCTTTATACTTCTCGAACTTTGCTGCCTCAGGTGTACCCTGAAGAGCAAGTTGTTGTTGGAACTCTTCTTCATATCCCTGACCATTGAACCCAGGCGGTACATCATACAGACAAGTTCCTGTGCCTGGTCTAATACCTTGATTCAAATAGATAACAGCACCGATTCCCAAATGTGGTGGGTCAGTGTGGATCCACCCAGGAGAGTTTGGTTCATCACACATATGAAATGTCATATCTGCGATCTCAAATGCTTGATGATGTGGAAGATACCTCACCAGTTTCTTACACACAATCTCGTGAAAGACTGGATCGATCTCATTTAACAGGTTACATCTTTTCCCTGGCCAATTACCACCACGAGGGTGATCTGTGCAGAGAAAGTATTCTTGTTGTTGAGCAAATGCTCTCACGAGTGATGGTGTCTCAAAGAAATTATCGATCACCGTTGTGGGAACAAACTCTTCAGCGTAATTATTCATTTGAATGGGCACCCAAAGATAAGTTTGTCGGAAAGATATGGAATGATCTTTTTCGCTTTGACACGTTTGTGAACATCCAACATAATTTCAGGTTCAGGTCGTGACTTCACCAACTCGAAAGTTTTGTTGAAGTTCCCTTCCTTCATAAACCTGATCTTATATAGTGGATCACCACGTTTAATTATGATGGGTTTCTTGTCATCAACCAGACGCACACCTAGAGAGATAGGACGACACCAAGAAGAGAGATTAAACCATCCTGTCACCAGTGTGAAATTATTATGTGATGCTGTCCTTGGATGGTCAATCTGTTCAATCCAAATATTCTTACTCTCTGTCCAGAATAGAAACATAGGGACAGGAATCTGAATTGTGGTGATAGGCAACGTTGCATCTTGTACGTTCACCCATCTCTCAAAATCTTCCTGTGAAATATTTGGTGCGTGAAGTTCTCCTGTTTCGTTATTAACGTGCAGTGTGATGTCACGAGGTGCATAAACTACAAACTCTCGCTTAGCACGATGACTCCACGCAGGACAATCGTAGAACGGTGTATCCTTTGGAGAGTGATTGTCGATCTCTTTTCTTGGTTCAAGACCCACTCCTTCTATATCAAGAGGAGAATCTAGCATCGTGATTGGATCACGAGCACCTTCATATTGGTAGTAGAAAATCTTACTTGACATAATTGAAATTTATCACAATTCTATTTGTGTGGGAGGTAGGACAGGACGATGCGTGTAAAATAGAACCATCAAAAATAATTAGTTTTCCTTTCTCTGGTTTAACTCGATCAACAATCTCCAAATTGTCATTGAAGAAGAGCGTGTCGCCGTCTGAATCATTAACATAATACAATGCTGTCGTGTGTGGAAAGTCAAAATCCACGTGTTTATTATTATATCCTTCTTGCGTTGGTAAAAGCAATCCTCCCTTAATCCTTATTAACTCGTGGAATCCATCACCACAGAGTGTATAGAACAGAGGGAGGATAAAATTACAATGGTCAGACTGATGACCATTTTGTGCGTCGAAGAATAAATGTGCAAATCCTGGGGTTCCACGATTAGCACCAAATGCTGCCTGATCGACGTAAGTTACATCTTTCAGAAATCCCCACTGAAATTGTACATCACTCATCAGTTCTTCAATCTTGTCCGCATACAGCGGAGAGATAACATTTTTAATTACCTTCATAATTTAGAGTGAGAACAATTCGGTCTTCGTCAGTCTCATTTGGTTGTGTCTTATGTTTCAACCAACCAGGGAAGATTAGGATGTCGTTTGTTTGTACTGGTATTTCTGTCCATAGTTTTTCTTGTGGTTCAGATGGTGTACCGAAGAGATGATACTCAAACGGATCTCTGACAAGAAAGTTACCAGAATTAGGAGGACACTTCAAATAGCACGACACCACAAGTGGACAGGGTGAGTGATAGTGCTCTAGTGTTTCTCCTCCTCTCTTGTGTAGATTCACCCACGAATTAAATGGTTGAGGCATACACGGGAAATAATTCCAGTGATCCCAGATAGGAATAATCTGTGCTTGCATCCAGACAAGAAAATCTTCAAGTATCTCCCAATGATGTGGAGACTGCTGAAGATTACCTGCTGTTGAAAATGCGTTGCCAGTTTCTAATACTGAGGACCTACCAGTATGATCTAACAGTTGACCACAATGTGTCTGAAGGGGACTACCTTCATAGTTAAAATCATACTGTGTCTTCCAAAGATAGTTTGGATGAAACTGATGTGGTTTAGTAACTTGGGTCACCTGGGATGTCATCATCAAGTGTTTCGGCGTTGCTGGTCTGACCAACAATTTCCATTTCCATATCCTGCTCAGCAATATCTAGTGCTGCGCTAGGAATAGGAACATCACCTTCCTCACCCATAATATCACGTTTCACAATATACAGTGCATCAATAGCACCTTCAAGGCGAGACTGTTGAGCAAACGCATCACTACGTTGTTGGAACTCAATAGTTGTCACACCATATGGATTAAGTTTCTTGTTAGAGAAGTCCTTATCATATTTCTTGATAAGTTCTTGCACTGCCTCCTTCTGGAGGTGAAAGTTCTGAATCAGTTCGTCAATAGTCATCGGGTTTTTCCATTGCTGTGATAGTTAATAGCACGCATAGCACGCTTGATCTTAGCATTAACTGTGTCTTCTGTCGAGTATTCTGCTCTGAGACTATAGTTGAACGCTGCTTCAAGATCCCAATCTTCTTGGGTTGCATTATCTATAGTCATATCGTACCAAGTTTTCTCGATAGATGATCTTGGAACAGGTACAAACTGTGCTAGGGGTGTACCTGCCTTGACCAACGTATGACCATCCATAACATACCATAGCAGTTGCACATTCACCTGCATTGCAAATCTAGGATCATAGATCCCAGCAACTGCTTCAAATCTTGACTCATTATTCCAATAAACAGGAAGTTGCATAAACACAAGATCATCACTAGCACGAACACGCCAAGGTGTCTCTAGTTTGATAATATGTGCCAAACAATCCCGAGGATTATCAACCAGTGGTACAACCTGATCAGGAGAGTGATCCCCGATGTAGTTACTATGCCTTGCGAATGTTGCTGGTGTTTCCCACTCGTAAGATACTCCATCACCATTAGTGATGATAGTAAAGTCCATAGGAGCAGTAACAACATAACCCATCCTAGTGATTTGTTTCAAACCAGGACAGTTAGCAACATTCTGTGTGCCCATAAATGGGCATCGTGATTCTTTGTGCTCCTTATCCTGCCACGTCCTCTTAATAGATGATGTGGGTATTAGTGGATAATTCTCAGCAAGTCCTGGTTCGAGTGAGAAGAACCGCAACCACGGTTTCTTACGCTTCCAGGGAATCCCGAATTTCATCAACTCCTCCATAAATGTTGTCAAGTAGATACTGGTAATGAGAAGGAAGTTTGTGAACTTCGTTGTGTACATATGCAATGTACTCTTCTCTATCCTGTTTCTTAATTGCCAAAGTATCTAGGTCCATATCGTGGTAACTAAACCTAGTACCAAGGCGCAGACCCATACCAGCAGCAATATAATTCATACCAAGCATATTGGCAGCAAGTGGACAGTTGTTGTCCAGAATGTCACCCATACGCTCATAGTTATCATTCACTTTGACGTTACCATCAAAGTTCTCTTCCATATAATCACAGCGTTGTGTGGCGTGACGCCAATAGGGGTTATCAGTACGCATAGACAGTGCATAATGCATTGCCACAAACTTACTGAAACCGATCACTTCACGCTGTGCCTGATAATTATACCACGATCTTTCCAAATTGGTAATATATCCTTTACGGCGCTTCAAGACATCAACCAGACGAAGAATGTTCTCGTGTGTAGTCAGCAGACCAGTAGATTCCAGTGGTTCAACGAAACCATAAGACAGACCGATTGCAAGACAGTTCAGTTCCCACGCCTTCTCACGATAACCGTGCTTGATGTCAACTTCCTTGATCTCATATGCATCTGGTTCGATGTTGAATTTACGTTCAATCCACATCTCAAACTCTTGCTTTGCCTCACTGGGCATAGCAAATCTATCTGACCAACAATATCCTACACCAATACGATCCCACAGTGGAATAGTCCACATCCAACCATTCTCTGCACCCTCACAATCAGTTGTGTTGTGCATTGCAATCTCACGGAACTTCTGATCCTCATAGGGAATCCGTGCAAAATATGCTTTGTTGTTAGGAAGAACTTTCTCGAAACTAATATGGCGAACATTCATCAATCCTTCGATCAATGCACCCTTGAAACCAGTACAGTCAATGAACAGATCACCAACCACACCAATAGTCTTCTTAGATTCGTCTAGTCTAACTGCAAGTTGTTTGATAATACGATTAGACTGAGCAGGTGAACCACCAGCAGTCACATCTTTCACCATACCACGCACATCACCAATAATGTGAGTGAAGCGATCAACTTGCTTCCAAGGTTCGCAGACATTTACTCTCAACCACTGTCCAAACTTTTCAGCATCCAGATGATATGCTACATCAACAGCAGGATCAAAGTTACGGAACTTACCATCCTTATTGTCTGTCTGTTTATTATGCGTTGCTAGGAGAGTATTCTCTGCATTGTAGTACGTTGCAAATCCATCAGGAGACTCATACAAATCTTCTCCTGCACCAATACTTGCTTGAATGTCAAAGAAATCTTCTATATTTCCACCACCAATTCCGACTTCCATTGTGTCTAGATGATAATCATAGACACCAAAAGGATACTGGAAGACAGAATCGTTATTATCTCTAAAATTAGTGAACTGGATACTATTCTTATAGGTGGCATTACACGCTGCCATCCAATCTTCGTCACGAAGACCCAGTGCTTTCAAATACTTATTGAAGTGACCAAGAGTAGATTCACCAACACCCACAGTTGGATGTTTGGCACTCTCAACCAATACAACGTTGATCCAAGGGCATAATTTCAACAAAGCAGCGGCGGTCATCCATCCAGACGACCCGCCGCCAACAATAACTACATTGTTTACCTGCATAACTTAATCACTTTCTTTATATAGTATAGCACAAGTGCTATTTTATCACTCAGGAAGTTCCTCGTAAGTACGTCCCCAGTTGCTGTATCTTTCCCAGCAAGGATTCTCAGGAGTGGAGATCTTCATAGGACGATCTGTGCTTGGTTCAACAGCATCAGACATAAATTCAGCAACCTCTTCCTCAGTCATTGTAGGATCCATTGGTTCCTCAACGTCAGAAGGGCGAACTGTATTTTCTTTGACTGTCTTAATGTGATTAAACCACAGTGCATCAGCACCTGCAAGGTCTCTACCAGCAGCAAGATCTTTATAGAGAAGATCCAGTTGCTGACCAACTTCACCATATGCAACTCTACGAGTGGTAGCAGGATCAGCGTAAGTTTCAGTACGCTCAACCCAGATCATATCTTCAGCAGAAGGTGACCATTCAAGAGTCCAAACTTTAGTGATGTTGTCGGGTGCATTCACCCACATCTGAGCACATCCACGTCCCAAGAACAGAGGATACTCTTCGCCAGGTTCAACGATGTCAGCGACACCGCCTGTAAAATCCATAAGTGCTTTCTTCATTGCTTCCCCTTAATTACTTGTAGTTGATGACAGTAACGACACCATACTTGCCGTTAGATCCACGGAAAGAAGAGAAGTGACCACCAGAACCGCCTGCACCAAATGCAGCGTGGTCTTGGTGATTGTGGGAGAAGTTGCCACCATTGGGCCAACCTGCTGCCACAGATCCACCGAAGTGAGAAGGACCACCAGTTCCACCGCCGTGAGCAGCGTGAGACTGACCGCCACCACCCCAGATGTTCAGGTCACCGCCAGAACCCTGTCTGCCGAGACCACCAGAGTGAGAGTTGTTACGAGCAGCACCGTGACCACCACCCGCAGACATATAAGGACCGAAGGATGTGGATCCACCATCACCACCTCGGTTGAAATACCAGGTTCCACCGCCACCACCACCGATGGAAATACCCACCGACGAGATGTTAGCAACAGACATAACGCGCTCAGCGTAACCACCAGCACCGCCAGATTCGCCGTGACCAGCACCACCGCCTCCGCCACCATTTAGGCGAACGTGGATATACTTAACACCAGATGGTCTGTTCCAGGTACCATTACCTGTCCAGACTTGCATAGAACTGATGTTCTCTGAACTCACAGATGTCCAAGACATATTGGAACCATCAGTTGTGAGGAATTTGCCTGCCTGTCCTGAGACACTCGGTACAATCTGACCAGAGGAACCAGACATTGTGCCGTTGACCGTTAAATTACTAACGGTGAGCGTACCGTTCGCAGTAATGTTACCCGATGCAAGGGTAAAACCACCAATACCAGACAGGTCTCTAATAGATGCAACTTTGAGTGTACTCATTTGACCTTAAGAATTCTCCTAGTGTTATTTATACAATTATGTAGGCGGGACAGGTCTAACATATCCTTCTGGAAGGTATGGTTGATCTCTCTCCCATTGTTCATCATCAGGGTAATATCCATCGTGATACACAACTGTACCAACTGGATTTTCCATTTCAGTTGTCTGATCTTCGTAATCAGGAACTGTAAAATTTTCTCTGAATGTCAACTTAGAATCACCTTCGTGACACCAGACTTGTAATGTATATTCCTGACCCTTTACCAAGGGAGGAACATTGCACATCATAATATAACGTTGATCTGTGCAGATAACTCCTTCGAGTTTATCCTCAAGAATGACTTCAGCACCCTTTGTGATGAGGACACCAACTTGCAGTTTATCAAACGTGCATTCATATTTATTATCCTTACGGATGCTAACTCTAACCATAACAGAGTTTGCTTTCAAGGTTTGAAGAGATCCAACCTCAATAATATCTCTGTCAAAGTCAATAAGGACTGAAGCAGTGTTCAACTGCTCATAGTCATTATCTTCTGTTTTGGGTGCGTAGATACTTTTAGTAGGCATTACTCTTCATAGCATATGGTACAAATGCCACTGCCACCATCATTTTGAGCAGCGCCATTACGGAAACTATTTGCTGAGTCTCCAGGTGTTGTGTAGTTACCATTAGATATAGAACTATCTATGGTGTATGGACTTGATGCCCAACTGTTACCTCCACCACCTCCAGCAGCACCATTACAATCGCAACCAGGGTTACCACCACAGTTTCCTGCATTGTAACCTCCACCGCCTCCACCGCCGCCTGAAGCGTCGTTACCAGGTCTTCCGCACTCATCACCATTGGTATCACCATTCTGTCCAGCGCCACCACCTTGGGATCCGCACTGTCCATTCTCACCACGTTGACCGCCTGCACCGCCTCTACCAGCACCACCACAACCTTCGCGACCTCCACCTCCTCCGCCGCCTCCAGCGACTTGGAGAATGTTGCCTTGATTCATATTGACACCCATAGGGGAGAACAGCATCGTTGCTGCTCCACCTCCACCACCACCTGCTGAGCAACCTCTGCAAGAAGCGTGAGTTCCACGACCACCAGAACCATATCCAGATCCATTGGTACCATTACCACCGCCGCCCCAGCAACCGTAGCAACCATTTCCTCCACCACCGCCACCACCGACGTAGATTCTCATTCTACCGCCAGCATTGATCCAGGATTCTTGTACTTCAATCTCAGAATATGACATACCACCAGAACCGCCAGAGTTACCACCCTGACCACCTCTACCACCAGCAGCACCCCACATCCAAACGTAAATGCTACCACCAGCACCATCACGGATGTACAAACTATTATCACCAGTACCAGTAAATCTATGGCACTTCAGTTGTTTACCGTTACTAGGGTGTTGTGTATTAAAAACTGTACCGTTATTATCTGCTGTAATTTTAGGAACACCACCGCCACCACCTGCTCCACCACCACGGGAACACATTGAAGATGATAGAGGATTGAAGTTTCCAGAAAAACCGATTTGAGTGGACATAATCAGGAATAATTAACAGCGGAACCGAAGACAGAGAATGCTTGCTGGTTGGGGTTAGAGATATAAACCATAGCAAAAGAGATGATACAATATGTACCATCCATACCAGGAACGTTACCACCAGACCAGAAAATACTTGTGGATTGTCCGTTAATAGTAAGTCCAGTAGGAATACCACTACCACCTTCACTCTTCATAACCACAGTGATACCATAACCGTGTGCACCATCAGTAGGCACATTGTTTAGGGTAAGTGTGAAGTTACCACCACCAGTTTTGTTAATCCAGATCGTGTTACCGTTATTAAAATCGTGGGTAACTGACCCACTCGTCATATAATAATAAATGCTCTCTTTCGTTTCACTGAAGTGTAGAGTTCCAGTAAACGTAGCGTGCTGTGATTCAATATCAACAAACTCAGCGAACGACAGATCGTCGTCACCCATAATCATCCAGGATGCACCATTCTCAATGGTGAGTGTATATCCAGACGCAATCTCAATCGGACCAGCGGAGAAACCGTTAGTAAATTCAACACCACCGTTGAATGTAGCACCAATCGTCAGGTTTTCGGCAATAGTTGTACCGTTCGTTCTGATGATTGACTTATCACCAATCGCAGGACCACCTCCACCAACGTCACTCCATCCAGGGTTACCTTGGTTGGCATCCTGTTTATAGATCTGCGCCATATCCTCGGTTGAGTTATACACAACCGTACCAAACGCAGGAGTGCCAAGAGCATTGACCTGTGATTGGTTTAGCGAAGGAAGGTTAAGTTGTTCAGTAATCTGCCACGCTTCCACCAAACCTCTGGTGGTCGCTTGTATCTGATTACCGTTAATCTTGGTTGCCATAGGAACCTAGTCTCTACAATAGTATTTAGATAACGAGTTCTCTGATCTGAATCACGTCACCAGTTGCAGGGGGAGTGCTAATACTAAAGTCAACTGCGTTACCAGAAACCTGATAATCAACACCAGGGATCTGTGCAACACCATTAAGGAACACCAACACAGAGTAGGAGGTGTGTCCAGAGGAGATAGCAAAGGACGATGTAGATCCGTTGCCATTGTAAGTGACACCGTTATTGCCATTTGCAATACCAGTTGCCAGTCTATATTTATCAGCGGCACCATATGTGCCAGTCACATCAATGTTACCATCGAACATTGTGTTGCCACTAACTTTCAGTCTGTTGTTAGCATCGGGTGCCATACCGATACCATAGTTGGTAACACCACTGAAACGACGTGAAGTGATCGGACCAGTATCAGTCAGACCAAACTGATACCAAGTTCCTGTTTCATAGATCCAACCAAGTGAATCACCTGCTTGCCAATCAATATTATAGATAATATCGCCATCATTAAATGCAAGTGACGAATCAATATCTGGTTGACCTGATCCATCATCTTCTGCTAGGAACGTCTGCTTTAGTACAGTACCATCATCGTTACTGTAAGTAAGTTTCAGAGTCTGAATATTTTCCTGAGCAGTAATACGCTTCTGGAAAGTAACAGGACCTGAGAAGACAGATTCCAACTGGTTAGATGCACCACCGATAACAGTCAGTTTGTCGGTAAGAACGATCTCAGAGAAGGTCTCAATAGTTGTACCTTCTTCACCCAAGACATTCAACTGTGCAATATCTTCGTTTGTGATCTGACCCGTAACAGGGTTAATCACCTGGTTACCAACGAACAGTTCACCATCAGAGTTCACACCAGAGTAGTATGCAACACCTGCTGCTTCTTTTAGTGACTGTGACAGTCTAACCTGTGCTGGTGACAACACTTCCACCTGAGTAGATGGGAATGCAGTTGAATAGTTACCAGGACCGAAACCAAGATACTCAAACGTGTGACCAGATGCTCTAAGAATCGAGTATCTTCTCAATTCACAGAGGATAGGTGCAACAGAGTTGTCTGCATTCAGTTTCAAAGGAATCTTTCTTTCTTCCTCATCACCCAAACGTGCAGTAACAACAATACTATTCAGTGTGTTGGATGTGGTATTGTAACCAAGGTTGTTCTCTTGCTCAAGCAGGAAGAACTGTGATGTTTCCTTAGTAATAGACAGTTTAGTGTCTTCATTAGGAGTAGGAGTTGCACCATCAGTTGTTCTAACCAGACCCAGAACATCATTATCTGCAACAGAGATAGCAGGACCAGGGTCAGCAACAGGGTTGTCTCTGTCGAATGCAGGATACAAGTCAACAGTCTGTTGTGAGAATGCAAAGTCGTCGAAGTTAGACGTTGCAGGAGAAACCGATGCGTTCAGGAATGTCAGATAGTAGATACCATCAGCAACACCACGCTCAAACTCTTGATAAGTTTCTACTTCGTAGATGTAGTATGTCTTATCATATGCAGGAGAGTTCGTCTCCGAAGATCTAGGTTCCACCACGAAACCAGTAATGGGTTCACGGGGGATTGGGAATGCGTCTTTGTCAAGAACGTAGCGGAAACGGTAAATTCTGTCCTTCAGGTCACGAGCATCAGGCACACGACGGATGAAGGATGTCGGTGTAAAGCCCAGGTTCTGATACTGCGAGTTCGCAATCAGAGTAGTATAAATGTCATTGTTTGCAGAGTCAACCTGCAAGTACCAGTTAGACTGGTTAGGATCATACTTGATCGGGGATTCATCATCTCCAGGAGATGTACCCGTCACTGTAGGACCAGAGGGATCGATCTTTGCAGTGTGAGTTGTAGGTGCGTTTGCACCAGATGCAACCAAGAGAACGTTAATCTTATCAGGCAGTGTAGGTGAATCTCTACGTGCACCGATTGTATAACCCTGAATCTTACTAGGGGGTTTTGCGTTCTCGTTTGTATAACCGTACAGATACAGTTTTGTAGGATCTGCTGCTGCACGGATCTTGTTAATATCAAATGTCACCCAGTTAATAGAAACCTCAGCAACATCAGAGATTCCTTTAGGTGGAATAATATGTGTTATCTGACCTGCTTTATCCTTTGTAAACGCTGCTGACTTAAATCCTTTGGATCGCAGGGAGGTGTTTCCGAAGTTTGAGTTACTGTTAGTAATAGAAAGGTCGCCACCGCTATCACTGAAGAAATGGTCACCAAATCCCACAGCAAACACAGACACAACCTGAATGAATGCGTCGTTGGATGCTTTGATATGAACGTGACGCCATCCTTTACGGTATTTGCATAGACCGTTAATGTGTGCGCCAGATCCCGCCGCTTGTGCTTCATAGTTACCTGTTGACGGGTTATATAGCACGAAAGCACGGTCATCTTTTTGGAGAGAGATACCCGTGAACTGTGCCACAACCATCGATTTGAAACCAGTTGCTTCAGCACCATCGGCGTGCATTCCATTGATACCCCAAACAGATCTCAATGAACAGTTAAACACATAAGGTGATGCAGAGTCAACCGTATCAATCTCAACCTTCACAAGAACGTTGGAACCGATTGCGTTACCTGATGGTTCTGCTGACATCTGATAGGTAAACTGGTTACCCTGTGCAGATGTAACAAGGAAAGAACCATTATACAGGTTCGAGTCGGTTTCTGTTGGTCCAGTAACACCAGAAATATTAACAGCAACACCCACAGAGAAACCGTGGTTAACTGGGTTGTCCTGAATATCAACAGTAAATGCTGTTGCAGTTTGACCGTTTCTAATGATCTGAGAAACACGGAATTCGTCGGAAATCGGACCAACGATTCTGTTTTCTTCGACCCTTGCTTGCAACTGGTCTTGTGCAATCGTACCAGAGGTATCAGGAATTGTAGCGTATGCTTTCGAGATCTTCTGGTAATAAAGATCCAGATCAGTTGTGTTAGCGTACTCGAAACAAGTGATCTTATGGTGAGAGAAGTTAGGTGCAATCGTCTCTGTTACGTCAGGACGATAGTAAACACCATTGTTGTCACCATCAAAGAATGACATCTGCCAGAAATAACAACCACCAGTCAGTCTGAAGATTGCAGAAGTTCCAGGTTCGTTAGCAGATGTGATACCAAGCGATGCATTGATCGTTGGATATGGCACATACTTAGGAATGATCTTCGTACGACGAAGGTCAGAACCAACAACAGAAACACCTCTAGGGCAGATGATACCACCGTTTACAGAGTTGAACTTATATAAGATGTTGTTGGGTGATGTTAAATCAAAGTTGGTATTCTCGTCAAACGGAGTAATCTCGTTAAAGTTAGAAGTACCAGGGCGATTATCTAGAACATACTCAGAAGGATACAAGTAAATGGAGAATGCATCGAATTCGTCATTACTCAGACCAACTCGATAGGAGAACCTTGCCACTTCAAGGAAGGCACGTTGCAACGTCTTGAACGGACGCAGTGCCGAGTTACCTCTATTGTCGTATGCGTCCGATGCATCGAAGTCGTCAGGGTTGACGTAGATAATACGTCCCGTCCTAGACGTGATAATATTCTTAAGACGAGTTAGTGCCATTTACTTGGAATCCTGTTATATGAGTATTTAGTTGTCACCTAGATCAGGGGGTAGGTTGTCCACCACCTGCACCACCACCAGCAGTACCAGTAGTCTGGTTGTACTGTTGAGGCAAGAAGTCAGTTGCAGCATTCTCAAATCCATTTACTTGGAATGTGAGATCTGCGGTAGACGCATATACAATGATGTGAGAGTTTGGTCCAACAACAATACCACTATGCTTATTGGTTGCATTAGCAGCAATCGCATAATCGTAGTAGATGTAATCTCTATCGAGGAGATCTGTTGCAGCACCCGCGCTACTAACAGTAGCAGTCGTTCTATCGGCACCTGTTTCAGGAGGAGTGTCAACGAAAGTATCAGTTCCAGCAAAAGCAGCGGAGTTAATACCAAGTGTCACATACAGTTTGCTATTTGCAGTATCCCACTCAGAAACATAACCATACTTACCACCAGTCACAGTACCAACTGTCAGAGTTGCAGTACCAATCGTGAAGGTGTCACCTTGCACCCAAGTTCCTTCAACATCATAGAGGAAGACCTCAGTGAAGACAGGATCGGGAACAATATCGATAGATGCAGAATATCCAGTAGTACCTTCTGCATAATAGAAAATTGGGTCTGGTGTTTGAGCATCAGGAATGATGTCAATAATACCATCTGTACCAGCAGTACCAGTCTTAGTAACACCAGTGGTAAATTCTGTACCAGGGGTAGGTTGTGCACCTGTGCCATCCTGAGTGTCAGAGAATCTCAGTGGAAGTCCAGTGTTAGAAGAATCGGACTGATCAAAGCGATAAGTACGATCAACGTCCATCGTGAACGCACCAGGAACAACTTCCTGTCCAGCAGTTGTACCCCAAACGAAACCAGTTGTGTAGGAAGCGGATGAAGTAGGAGTGAACTGAGTTGTTGCAGTTGCGTTGGATGTGCCACCAGTGACGGTTTCAGCACCATCAAACCAGTTGACCTGAGCCTGTGCACCAGCAGTCCAAGGGGTGACAGTAGCACCGTCAGCGTGTGCTGCATCGGTTGTGCCAAACTGTCCACGAGTCACTGTCCAATCGTTACCAGCAGCAGCGGTGATCAGCATCACCTCGTTGCCAACTTGAACATATTGACCAGTAATACCAGTCGTACCGTCAGTCACAGTCAGTGTGGTATCACCAGCAGCAAAGGTTGCACCCTCGTTGATAGTGGTGGTTCCTGCTGCTGCCTGATAGATGGTAACAACTTGACCAGACTGGTGTGCAGCAGCAGTGGTGCCGAGTTGTGCACGGACCACAGTCATATCAGCACCACCAGTTGCTCCAGTGTAGAAAGCAGCACTAGAAATCTGAACGATCTCAGCGGTGTAACCTGTAACACCATCGCTCAGTACGAAGTAAGCATTAGCAGCAGCAAGAGTACCGTCGCTGATGTTGATAGATGTAGCGCCAGAGGTAATGTCTGCAACCTCTGCATTGAACTGAGTACCAACTCCACGTGCAGTTGCAGTGAAACCAGATGTGCCACCTGTGATAGTCTCACCGCCTTGGAAAGTACCAACAACAGCGTTGGTATCAATACCAAACGATGTTGTCTTCATCACTTTGACGTAGTTAGTGATAATGGATGTATCCACAAACACGTCAGCGAGAAATGCAGACTTAGCAAGGTCGGCAGAGTTAATTGCCAAACCAGGAGTTGCATCAGTTCTAGAGATACCTGGGAGGATCTCAATCTTATAGTTTGAAACTACGTTTCTCGGTGCAAACTTATAGGTGTTTGCATCCAGTGTAAGTTCTTGTGTGTAGTTCTTATGCCCAACGCGATAAGTTGCAGCGGATCCACCCCTTTCTGCAACTTGAAGAACTGTTGACGCTGTGTTCAACGAGTCTGTCGAGTATAAAACTGTATTAGTAGTTGCTGCTGGTGCGGCAGCAGCGAGTCTTCCTGCTGTCATTTGTTAATTACCATCCTGCTGTAAAGTGTTGTTGGAGTCTAAGTCTACCACCGAGGTCGGGAGCAGAAATCGGACCACCAAAGCTAACACCCAGTGTTCCGACGTTTTCGGTTGAAAGCAGAGTTGCATCTGCATTCGGGAATCTAATAGATTTAGTACCAGTAATGTTGTCCAGTACCAGATTCACCTGGTTTTGATCGTTTGTTTCATCGATCAGTCTGAGTCCAACGATTGACTTGTCGGACAACACCTGACGTGCCTTCTCGGTAACAAAAACATTGTTTTCCGAAATCGGTACGTTCAGATTTTGATATGGGAATGAATAGCGGTTAATAGTAGCGCCAGGCATTTCCGAAAGATCAAACTGGACACGCTTTGTGATGTCTGTACCATCAGCAAAACGAGGATCAGCGTAATCTTTGTTCTTCAGTGTTTGTGAAGACTCTGTACCTGCAACAGTCATAGACTGGTCAGGGAAAGTCACAACACGATCAGATGTCACATCACCAGAAAGGAAGGTAACCTTTGGTGTTGGAGCATTGGGATCACCAGATTCAATGTTTGAGATTGACGGATTGATGAAGTTCTTATTACTGACGTTCTGTTCAGTAATAGTATCAATCAGTGTCGATTGTGCAGCAGTCGTTCCATAGTCAGGAAGACGATAGATGTGCGTTCCTGGTGCTTCCCAAGCATCAGTTTCAAACAGTGCAATCTTACCAGTGTCAGAAGAACCAGTAATTCTCAGGTCACCATCCTTGATGATGATCGTCTTGTTACTGATTGTCTGCGCTGTATCATTACCAAGAAGAGTTGTAGATGTGAACTGACCCGTGCTAGGAAGCGCAAATGTTCTGATACCCGCGCCTGTTGAGACACCAGAAACTTCAAATTTTGCTTTCTTGTCAGGGTTCTGATCGTCAGCGATCAGAAGGTTCACGTCTTGGAATTCAGCAGGTCCATTCACAAGGAATCTTCCAGATCCCTGCGGACGCATATCAATGTTGACGTTAGATGACGTTGTGTCACCTGCGATCATACGAATCGTAGCAGATCCATCGGCGTTGTTCTGCTTTCGGTAGTACATTGAAGACGTACCGAATGCCATACCAATCTCATCGTATGCGTTCTGGTATAGACCAGTGTCGCGGTCCAGGTCGAAACAAAGTCCTGGTGCTGACTGAGATCCTGCACTAACCCCTTTGAAAAGTTGATTGATCTTCGCTTTTCTATTTGGGATCAGTGGGTCAGAGATAACAACGGGGAGAATTGCTTCTCCCGTCAAGACGGCATCTGCCAGAGTCTCTAATTGTGATATTCTTTTTGTACCCACTTAACTCAGGCGCTAATTTATACAAACCTATTTATACTGTTCACATATAGAGGTGTTGGAGAAACTCTTTCAGTCCACCTACGTGTTTACTTCCAACATTTAATTGAGGATAGTGGGCATCGCCACCAAACTCCATTTCAAATTCTGTCTTAGAAAAATCTTTTCCCAGAACGTACTTTTTGTACCTCAATGCGTCTGTTTTGAGTAACGCTTCCGCTCTCTCAGACTCCTGTCCGCCGTCGGAATACAAAACGATGTCTGCTTCAATCACGTTGCCTCCCTAGTAGAATGATCGTATTCGATTACGATTTTTTTGTGATGCGTAGTACGGTCAGAGCACTCAAGATAATGTGCTTTGCCACCATCTAAGAGTTCTTCGATTTTCTCAACCAAATTCTTGGCAATGTTCAGATTAGTAGTATCAGTCACGTTGCCTCCAATCATCAGGTTTGTCACGTTGGAACCAGTCCACGATTTCGTCTGCACCAGAGAACCCTGTTTTGTGGTTAGATGGATCGGGATCTCCTAAACCCATCTTATTCATAAAATCCTCCATACTACCCTCCTCAATTCCATTGGATTGACGACGTGCCTTGTTTAACCAATCACGTGCGAGTGTATGTGCTTTTGCTAGTTTTTCCGCCCAGATCATATCTTCCAGGGGAACTTCTTCATTATTAGCGATGCAACGACAGATTGATTCCAATCTGAGACGATATGCGGTTGAGAGCATTGACGGTACTGCGTTCGGACTATTTAGATTGAAGCATTGATTCCAACTCTGTGACCCGTTCATATTCAGCATATGCTGACTCGGATCTCTCTTGGAGGATGTCCAGAATGTCTGTGTAGATTGCATTATTGTCTACACCATCGTCAAGATACTTTAGTAACGCTTCCTTGAGGTAGCGTTGCCTATGCCATTCTGGACTATAGGGTTTGTAGTGTGTCATAGCGATGAAACTTTTCAAGCATAACCTAGCACGATTTCTCCTCTTTTGCAAGTTTGAAATACATCTTATAGTATCTCTTCTTGATTTCTTCCAAAGTGTCCATATCCTCCTTGAAACCCATATACTTGGTAAGTTGGTATGAACCCTCCAGTTCGCTGATGAGGCGTAGTATGTTGACAGATGTCACTGGGAATCCGCCGAAGACATAGTTAGAAGAATCGTTCATAATAAAATGACAGAGAGCCAAATGTCGGACTTGAACCGACGACCTACGGTTTACAAAACCGTTGCTCTATCCAGCTGAGCTAATTTGGCAATTCACATTCACATTCTATCTGATCCTCAAACTCAAAGAGGAGAGGGTGCATCTCTTCCATAACAAGGTAACTGCTCCACTTATATAGTTCATCAATAGTCCAAGGTTCTATTAGTTCGCAACTCTCAAGGAGTTCGATTTCTGGAAAGTCGATTTCATCAAAAGTGTATGGAACACCGTTAATATACCAAAACTTGCACACGATAGGTGCATACTTGGTGTCCTGAATTAGTAGACGATAATCGAAAGTTACTTTGTACATCGGTTAAACACAAACGGTCCTTTTTCTGAGCCCCACAGTAAGTTGCCATTTCTATCCCATCCTTTATCGCTAGTAGCGAATTCAGTATTCGTGAGGGTAACTTTGGTTTCAACTCTTCTACCTTGGGGATCGAAGTAACCATCTTCTGTTTGTCCGATAAAACCTTCAGGAGTTGGGACAAAGATGGTATCCGCTAGTTTAACGAAATTGTTGAAAGTTTCAAGTAAAACTTTACCGTCCTCCATATCACTGACGTTATGTTGTCGTTCGCGATACGGTTTATCGGGACCCTCATAATCATACCACTGCTTAGTCTTCAGTTGTTCACCATCCCAGGTCACCTCGTAATGAACGTATGCAAAAGATGCTGGTGAATGTTGTGCTTGCCGAAGATTATGCCAATGATGAACGAATAGGTCTAGAAACTTCTCCATAATTCTAATCTATATATTTTCTTTTGAAGACAAAAGGTCCAGGAGTGTTACCCCAGGTTACACCATCATCACCTTTATCTACAGTGGTAAACTTATCTTTGGTGATAACAACTTCGGAAAATACCTTTACACCTTTGTGATTTACAGCACCTTCTATGGTGCCACCCTTGAAACCTTTATCAGTTTTTTCAAACCACATATCGGTTTCTTTGATGTTTGCATCACGAAAAGTTTCCAGGAGAATCTTACCGTCAACTTCTTTCACTTTATGTGATCGTTCACGGTATGTTTGTCCACTCCACTCATACCATTGTTTTGAGCACAATGTATTCCCAACCAAGTACCATTTGTAATGAATGTGTGCCCAGTTTGAAGGATTGCACTGTGCTTGGTATGCGTTGTCCCAGTGTCCTAATAAAAATTCAGTAAACTCATCCTCTAGCATTTTTCAATGTAGTAATCAAATGCATATTGCCGTGAAAATAACCATATGCAATGGTTGCAAGTGTACCTAAAAACAAAACACCCAGACCAATAATATTAGGAATGGGTGGTTCTAGGGTAGAGTTCGTTGTATCTGATGAATCTTCGGAGGTTTGGTTTGACATCTAAAGCATCGCAACAGTCAACATAGTCGTTCCACTCATCCTCCAACCCCATTTTCGACATCTTCAGGAGTAAGTTCTCCTGGTCTGAATCCGAGGAGGAGGTCGTAGAGTTCGTTTGCCCTATCCAACCCCTCTTTATGGTACTTGCGATATGAATCAACTTCTGCCAGAAGTTCTTCATAAACTCTACGAGGTGTAACTGTTTCATCGCCAAGATAATCTACAATAATGTCTCCAAGGCGATCTCGCCTTTGCTTTTCATAAACCGATTGCCATTGTGCAGGTGATACAGGTGGTGTTGGTGCTGTCCAGTAGTCGGCAATAAGGTCGTTTCGATCGTTGTTCATTTAAGATCCTTGTGTGCAGAGGCAGTTTCTTGTGCAACGAATGAGGCAAGTTCTGCGGCAGAGGGCAGATTGGTTCCAGGGATAGGAGCAGGACCACCGTACTGTGCCTGCTTCTCACGCTCTAGGAGTGCCTCTTCGATTTGATCGTTGATCGTGTTGTTTGTTTGGGCAACAGGTGCCATCACGACATTACCCTTCTCGCCTTCAATCAAGATGGTTTCGCCACGCTCAACTAATGTCATAAGGAAGTCAAAATTCGTCTGTGCTTCCTCAACTGTTACTCTAATCATAACTGATAATGTCTCATCTCAGGTGTTGTGTGTTGGTGGAGCACCTCTACGAATTCGGTGAATCCTTCTGCTCCTTCTTCCGTCCAATCGAACTTAACTTTTTCAAGGCGTCCCTCATTATCTTGTATGGACAGGGAGCGTTTTGGAAAATCGATCCAAACATAATCAACAAATGTTTCTTCCATTATGTATTCAGGATTTGGGGTATGCATCAATGACTTCAAGACCGTACATAGATGCAGCACGTTGCCTCGCTTCTTGGATTGTATAGCAATCCTCAACGATGACACGTTTGTGTGGTCCAGATGGACGGCGCATCAGCACCTCGTACTTCCGACCTTGCATAACCTCAGGTTGAACTGAGATTATTATAGCATCAATTCAGCAGAAGTGGCAATCCATAGACCTGGGTAGGACCACCCAAGCAACCGACTGTCATAATACCAGAACCGACGTTGTAAGAAGCGACACCTGTTGTGACGTTGTTTACGATAGCACCTGCGCCACCGTTTACAAATTCACCAATACCACCAGCAGCGGTATTCACCATCGTCACGTGTCCTCCAGCAGAACCGTTAACCATATCAACGATACCACCAGGAATGGTAGCACACTCAGTAATACGAATATGAGCAGCAGGGAGAGGAGAAGTTCCAAGACCAGTACCACAGATAGTAATATCAGGACCCTTGATCAGTGTCAGACGACCAGTCAGAGCAGGAATTGGGTTCATCATCCCGATCAGGGAGAAGTGCACGTTGTTGATGAACTCAGTTTTCCAAGCACACTCGTTGATGATCTCACCAGAGATAGAGTTCATCAAGGAAGATGCCTTGACTGTAACAGCAGAACCGTTAAGGTCTAAGTCGTTCAGCGCAGACAATGTGACGTTGGGTGCTTGTACTTTCCAGTCACCCTCGTAGATAACGTCGTAGTCTGATGCAAATGTTTGTGCACCCTTCTTCTGCTTTGCGTCACCAGCAGGTTCACCGCCTTCATCAGTTTCAACACCCTGAGAGACGTTGATGTTTTGGGTACCTTGAACTTCCAGGTTGAAATCACCCATAACCTTCAGGGTGAAGTCACCTTCGATAGTCATCGCTTTGTTTGCTTTGACTGTCTTACAATCATCGTTACCAATAATCTTGGTTTCATTACCAGGAATGTTTGTGTGTTGGTCACCCATTGCCGTAGCAATCGTGGTTTGACCACCACTGTGTTGAACAATAGTTTTCTCTTTACCTGGGGTGGCATCCTGAATTGTTTTTGCACCATTCAAGAACGTTGTCACCTGCGTAGCGTAGGTGTCAATGTTAGTAAACAGGTCAGAGAAGTAGTCACCCTTGGATTTTGGATTTCCAGTGGAACTATCAATAGTGATTTCCTGCTGGAGATACTCGGGAACTGACGTACACGTCGATGTTCCTAATAGTGGTAACCAGAATTTTTGTTTAGGTGGTGCTAACGATCGTCCGCAATCCTTATTACCGAAAAGTGCCTTAAGGATGTTGAGAAGAATTGTGATCAAAGAAGACCAGTTGATCTTGGAGAAGTCAAAACTAAAAAGTGACTGAAGAGAACCACCAAGTTTCTTTGCTGCGTCCAGTCCTTTCTTAGCAACTGCAACTGCCTGAACAATCTTCTGACCGATTGCTGCAACTTTTCCCATCTGTGCTTGGATATTACCAACCACTTTGTTCACAGTGTTTTGAACTTTAGAAGCAAGACCGCCGACAACTTTGTCAACGACCTTACCCGCAATATCTGAGGCAAATCCTGATATATTTCCTAGTGCACCCCTAATAGCACCCAAGATATAACTTGCTTCAAAATTACAGAACAGACTGAAGATGAACTCAGCGAGTTGCATCAGTGTGTTCAGAATGCCCAGTGGAATGATGTTGCTCAGTGCAGAGAGAAGAGTATTCAGCAGTTGTTCAATGCCTTGTGCAAGGATACTCTTGAGCGACGACATAATGCCACTAATGGCACCGCTAACAGCATTCTTAATACCTGCTAACGTCTCGGAGATGATATTGTTTCTCACCTTCTTACCAGTGATGAGAGATACAAGGTTACCATCTTTACCTTGGGCGAGGGATCCGCCAAGTTGACCAAACTCGGTCAACATCCTATTGAGGTCTTTCTCAAAACCTTCACCATTAGGTCCACTCAAACCATCAGCAATACCCTGTGCCTCAGCGGGAACTTTGATAGGGTTAGTTGCGTAGTGACCAGGAGTATTTTCTTCAAGTTGAGAAATTATACCACGACTCTTTTCTTCACCACCATTTTCATCACCAGGAGTCTGACTACCAGCAACATTGAATGGGTGACCGCCGTGTGCATCCTCACCAGTGATGGTCTTTGCCTGAGGGGGTAGATCCTCAAGTGCTTCGTCAGAAGATGCCAAGACTGTTGCCTCAGCACCCTCATCAGTAGACGGCTCTCCGCTTGGATCTTTACTACTCGCCTTGTTCTTAAAACCGCGAATAGAACCGAGAACAATCGGAACCTGTGCTTCCTCGCCATCGAGGAAGAAACCTAAGACAACCGCACCGACCTGTAGTTCACCCTTTGTACCAGTGTTCTTGATACCAGGTTGGTCAGTGGGGAGCATAACTGCTGCCCACGGAAGAGCTTCTGTTGGAACTTCATCAAGATACGATGTCTCGCCAGCACCAGTGTACCAACCGACAATACGCACTTTGACGCGACCCATCAGTTGTGGGTCTTTAATGGATTCGACTTCGCCCACCCACCAGGTGAACCCGTCACGACCCATTACGTCAGATTTTCCAAGAGAACTCAGTTGTGGCACGTTAATATATTATGTCCGTGAAGTTATTTAGACAAGAACCCGTTCTCTTCTAACCACTCACGTGTCATAGGTGTTGGATCATAATCACTCCACATAGTGCCACGAGCACAGGAGTCGAGTGCTTTCTGTGTCATATTCTCAGTGCGTCCTGCCCAACCTGCTTCCGCTTCCCAGGGCACAGCGTGTGGGGGATAGGTACGTTCTGCCATAGTACGCCAGATCATAGGCACAGACTCTTCAGGCATAATGATAGCGATCATATTATTTTTGATCGTACCTGCCATACAGTCTTGTGCAGCGTGCCAACCTTCGTGACGAGTAACACTCATCAGGATGTGTGGACGATGGACGTGATCCTTGTTGAGATAAAAATGATTACTAACAGTATGATAAACACCGCGATGACCAGGGGGAAAATATTTGGGGTCTGCCAGATAGACATTTGTTCCAATCTGACTGAAAGATTTCATAATCTTATCGAACTCGTCAGCAACAGGACTCCAATCAGAATCAGGGAATGCTTTACGGAGATCTTCTGAAGATTTGATCTGCTGTACACCATTAGTACACTCTTGGAGCAACATACACCCCATAGCGTCCATAGTGTGATAACCCTTTGTAATCTTGTCTTCGCCTGCCATAACAGGCATCATCGATCCGTGCAGTGCACCCAGGAGTGCACCAGCAATCATTACATCACGCATAGGAAATCCATCCAGTAACAATAAGTTTTTCTTCTTTAGGCGCAGGTACTCCGTGGTGGAGATGTGTCCAGTCTACTGGCCAAATCAGCGTTAGACCTTTCTTGGGTTGAATTGCCAGATCCTGATGGACCCATTGCGTTTCACCGCCTTCCTCCACGTCATTCAAATATGTCATCCAAGTTAGATGACGGAACGATGTTGTCTTGTTAGAACCAACTCTCTCACAGTGAGGTTGGGAAAATGCTTGCCCTGGTTCGTAGTGTTGGATATTGAATGGTTCAATAACCTCAAGATCTGCCATTTTAGCCCAAGGATATTGTTCAACATATAGTTGAATACACGCTTGAACCTCGTCTAGGTACGTTACAATTCTAGGGTCTTTCAACCAAGAAGGAACTGCCATATCGGTGGAGTTTTTGATCAATGGATCAACTCCACCGCTATACTCACCAGGGACTTTTTCTAGGTAGTCACATTCATTCCAAAAGTCGATCACCCCATCGATGACCTCTTCCTTCATTGTGCCACCAGCAATAAACGATTGTACTGCTGTCATAATTATCGAAATAAATTAGTTGTCGTGGACCTTACACTCGGGAGCACCAGGTTCTTGGTCACAGTACAGTTCTAGGGCAGTTGGATCGTGGTGGTCACCTGCTGCAATCTCTTCTTTGTGGTGTTCCACGTAATCTTCCAAGTCGTGCAATTCGCCCTCAATGTGACGACGCATTTGTGGAGAAACTGTAGGATCTTCGAGGATCTTTTTGTCCTGTTCGATGTGTGCTTCGATGTTTTCCATTTTACCTCAGGGTACGTGTGTTACTGCATAGCAATACTATCTTTAGCGAGATTCAGATATGTTGTAATGCCATCTGGGGCATAATTATGTCTGAGTCCTTTAATAAGATAGTTACCAGAGTAGATTTCGTCAACCTCTGCCCTTGAACTTGATTGTGATGATTTGGGGATTTCCACATCAATCACTTGACCGACGGTTAAGTTTACATTACCAGGCACTTGTATGTCAAGGGTGATCGCGTTGAGGAGTTGCCAACGAGAAAAAGAATATGCACTGGAGCGAACTGTATCAAAATCCATATTTGCCGCAGCGGCATCGGAATTTTGCATAGTCTTGGAATCTTTCATTCCAGGCAGTGCTCTAATCTTAACCCTTGTTGGATTTTTGTCTGAGAAATATTCTTTATTCACCTTCGGGAAAGGGAAGGTATCATTAAGAATACAACCTCGTGATTTGGCAAGACCAAACACAGTGGTTAATCCCATATTTATTGGTTTATGGATCGACCCTGTTGTTTTGTCTGCACTTGGCAACATTCCACCTGTCATAGCAGGAACTTTGACACCAATAACAGTGTTACTGTATGCACCAGTTCTCATCTTTTCCAGATGGTTTGCCCTGTCAGGGAACTTCACGCTTTCGATCTTAAAAGCATTCTTGTCCGATTCACCGACGTTTGCCTGCTCAAATGTGTATTTCACGGGTTTTCCGTCTACTTTGCACAATGAGTCGATAGTGGCAAAACGTACAGAATCTTTATCTTCAAAGAATCGGAATCCTGATGTTTTAGTATCTGCACTTACGCACTTGTCAGTTATATAGTTGATAACATCAAGTGCTCGCCAGTGGGGAGCAATAAAATTGAAGTTTCCTTGCGTTCCCTCAATTTTAGCACCTTTTGCACCCAAATAATCATTACACATATCTTTGACAATATCCGAGGCAGGTTTACCTTGGAATGCCTTAAAAACTTTTTTAGTCTCACCTGCAATGATAAAAGGAGACACAGTGTAAATCACGTAAACCTGCGATTTCTCCTGTTTGATGATATTGCCAATCTTAAAGATCTGCTGCTCAATCTTTAGTGTTGTACCAGGTGCAGAATCAGTCTCAAGTTCAATAGTAATCTTCTCATTACCAGTGAGTGAGTCAATTAAGTCGATTGAGTCATTGATAATAAATTCACATCTAACAGATGCAGCATCAATACTTTCGATATAGTTAAAACCAGAGCAGATTCTCTGGATGTCAAGATTTGCATTATTGCCACTTTCCCTCTTTCTTGCGTCCTGAAACTTTCCAGGGGAAGTTGCAGGATCTAACTCCAGAGTAAAATCCTTGATTGTATATCCTTTCGGTTGATTAGATGCCATTAGAAGAAGTTACTCAATGGGTTAGCAAGTTCGGCAAATGAACCAAATCTGCTCTTCAAGAAATCTGTAGCAGGGTTTTCTGCCGAGGGAATAGGAACAGGTGTACCTTCTCCACCTGCTGCACCAGTCTGTGAAGTAGCAGTTGGCAGCACAATCGCTTCGGCAACGATTGTTTTGACTGCTTCTTCCATATTGCCTGCTTTAACTTCGGCAGCAGCAGTTTTAACCTTTGCCAAAGCATCTGACAGGAACTTACCAGTAATATTACCACCAGGGATGACAGAACTGATAACAGGCATCGCTGCTTTAGTGATGTTCTGTGCTGCTCCAGCAACGTTACCAAGCATACCCATTGCAGCACCAACTGCGGGTCCACCAAATATAGATCCAGCGGCAGATGCAATACCTTTTACGAAACCACCAATACTACGTTGGGGCAATTTGCTATATGTAGGAGATGGGATATTGACCGTTTTGTTGAATGTCGGTGTAAATGCATTTGCATAGTTAAACTGTCCACCAATGGAAAACTCAGGTGTTTTGTAACCATACGATTTTGCCTGTGCCATCCGACGACTCGTCAGACCAGGATCTCTTCTAGTATGGGGGGTATCAAAAGGTATGACGAAACCGCCTGAGGATCTTTGTGCGACATATTCTGTTCCGTGACCGATAAAGGAAACGGACTTACCGCCATCCATAGACACTGGGTAACCAGATTGTGGTCCACTGATCCATCCACCCTTCGACAGCAGGGGTGGCATTCTAAACAGTCCACCAGCAGATTTTTCTTCTGTACTTTCTGTAGACTTAGTTGGATCTTCTGCTTTACCACCATTTACCAACTTCAATAGATTGGTGACACCTTTCAGAAGTAAAATTAGTGGTTGAAATGCAATCTTACCAATAAATTCTGCAATTTCTTTTAATTTGGGTAAGTGTGGTTTGATGAACTGAGTCAGTTTATCAATAGCAGGACCCATCTCAACAAACAGTTGTTCCAGTGCTTCACCAACTGGTTTGAACGTCTCTTCCAGGAATTTCATAATTCCCCCGAAGACATCCTGCAATGTATTGAAGAAGTCACCAACGATTGGTCCTAGGAACTTACCTGCCTCCTTACCTAGGAAACCACCCAGAGCATTACCAATGATACCACCAAGAGGACCAGCAATCTTGTTGCCAAGCATTCCAAGTCCAACAGCACCAACAGTAGTACCTGCAGCTGCCCCACGTGCTGCTGCTACTCGATCCTCTTCAGGACCATCGTAGTTCTCCATCACGTCCTGATAGGCAAAGTATCCTTGGGTAGCACCCATAGCAACTTGACCTAACGCAGTCCCACCAAGTGCTTTACCAATGTTCAGAATACCTTTACCAACTGTGGTAATGATCTTTGTGAAGTTGGCAATCGTCCCAATAGGATCCCTCAGGAACGCAAGACCCAATAAGGCTGCACCAGCACCAAGTAATAGACCGCTGGCACCTTCTAATCGTTCTCGCCAGGTCTTGTCTTCGCCAAATGTTTTCTCCCAGTTTTCACTAATCCATTCCGTCACCCAATTAAAGGTATCCCTCATCCAGTTGAAGAAGTTACCTATTCCATCGACTACCTTTTGTATTCTCTCTCGATTCGCTGGATCGGATAACCAATCCAATGCTGTAAAGATCAGGAAATCTTTAAGGAACTTAAATAAACTCTCAAGGAAACTTGCACCACCCTTTACAACACCACCAACAATTTCTTTTGCTTTGCCTTTTGTAGATTCTAATCTACCCTCTCTATTTCTATCCCTTTGTAACTGTGCTCTCCTGTCTGCTTGTGCCTGAGCTGTCTGCTGAGCTGCACGTTGACCCTGTAATGCTACAGCAATACTGTTTACAGTTGCACCCAGGGAATTAACTGCATTTATAGTTGCCGTGAAATTTGACCCAGCAATGGTCTTATTTCCTACGCTAATCGTTGCACCCGCATCTTTAGGTGGGGTTACATACTTGTAAAATCTAATTTTTGATTTCGCTTCTGCCATTAGCTAACTGAGGTAGAGACTGACCCAGGAACAAGAGTTGCTCCTCCGCCTCCGCTAGAAGCGGTGACAACTGCGGGTTTGATTATCGGTTGCAAGATCACTTTAGGATCTGCGCCACTTTCATTTTGTAGTTGTGTAGTGGATTCCGATTCGGATCTACTAATCAATTCGGTCTTCCTATTATTTAGATCACTACTAGGATCTACCTTGGTAGCTACCATATCTGCAGGAGAATCCTGTGATGGCATACCCTTCAGTCTGATACCACCACCCCACTTAGCCCAGGTCAACACACTTGAAAGGGATCGGGCGTGGAAACCATTTCTTGAGTTGTGGTCATACTGCATACCATTCTCTCCCATCACACCGACGTGTGTGACGGCACCAGGAGTGAAACCAGTTATGGTATCTCTATAGAGAAGAATGTCTCCAGGTTTCAGTTTGGACTTGTCCATAATATGCTGACCGAGGTCAGTACCAGCAAATGATGCTGCAAATGTTGGTCCAATGAACTGTGTACCGTCAGGATCAAGGTTACCTGTCTTGGTAGCAATCGTATCCCACTTTGGATGACCTGCTGCCTTCAAGTATGCACGAACAGACATCGCGCACATATTGCTGACGCCTTGGTACTTACCAATGACTTTCTTCGCAGCAGCAGTGACACCAGAAGCACTGATAGGTATTCTACCATCACCGCCACCAGAATCATCTTTAGACTGAGCATCTATTCTTGCCTGCTCCTCCGCCATTGCCTGAGTAGCTTTCGCTTCTTGCTCAGACTTTGCTTTTGCTAGTTCTTTTTTTCTTACCTCAACAAGAGCAACGGCAGCCTCATATTGTTTTCTAGCATCTTGAACATCTTGAGCGGCGGTTGTATTATCAAACCAGTCCTTATGGTTAGGACCTTTTTCTTTAACAATAGCTTCCCGTTTTGCAATCAGTGCTTTGGCACTCTCTACGTCATTTACTGCACCTCGCAGTTTCTCTTCCGCTTTTACTACATCATCTTTGAATAGACCCATAAAGTCTATTTTCCTCAGGACTCTACCAGTACCTTCAACAATTCCAGAGACAGCATTGGCACCAAACTTGATCAACCACATCAATCCGTTGACTGCCTTAGCAATATTTCCACCTAAGAACTTTGCAATCTCTTGAACTGCACCATCAATCAGAGGTTTACAGAAGTCTGCAATCATCTGCAGAATAGGACCAAGTTCGTTGAACAACTCCTGAACAGGTGGGAGAAGAGGTTCAAAGTATGACGTGATTATTGGAAGTAGAACCTCCATAAACAGCGTCTTCATTGGTTTGAGAATTGGTGTGATTGCTTCACCAATAAACGCACCAACTTTATCACCAAGGAATCCACCAAGAACACTACCAACCAGTGGTGCAAATGGACCCAGGATAGGTGTAATCAGTGCTGTAAGTGCCATCGAACCGATGGTTGCACCAATACCACCACCTGCTGCCTTCTGAACGCTGTCTCCCTGTGCCAGTCTAGTTCCAAAGGAAATGAGACCAGCACCGCCAGCCATCACCTTAGAATTTGTCAGACCTTTCCTAATATTACTTCCTAAACCTTGTTTAACTCTCTGTAGTTTACTGGGACCAAACCTTCTATTGTATGCAGCATCACCATATCTCTTTCTAAATCTCTCCTTCGCAGCAATACTAGCATTACGATTACGCTGCGCTGCTGTTGCTGCTCTTATCTGCTGTGGCGACTGTGGTTTTGGAGCAGTATTTTTCCTATTACCACTGACAAGTCTCATCAACTTGCCAATATCACTCGCAATCTTCCACGGACGCAAGATGCGTCCCACCAACCAAAGTCCACCGATGCCACCCACCAGTTTCAAAGCACCCATCAGAAGACTATCTTCTGAGAATGCCTCCATAATCATATTGACTGACGCTGTACCAATATCCCAGGCAGTTTTTAACCACCCACCAATAATAGGTAGAGTCGTCCTAAGAAATTGTTCATTCTTTGGATCAGCTAACCAATCCAACATAAAGAATGTGATTGCCTTCTCTGCAATCCAAATGAATGGTTCTAAAAACGCATCCAACCACCCTTTACTCTTCTTTGATGTTTTCTGTAATGACTTATCTTTTTTTACACCCTTTTCTACATCCTGTTCAAGTCTGTTTTCTCTCGATCTATCTCGCCCAAAGTTCGCAGTTCTCTGCTGTTGGTTGAGGAGATCCATCTTATCCTGATGCATTCCAGTCAGGATTTTTCCTAGATCTTCTACAACAGTCCCCAGGCGATTAACAGACGTAGTAAGACCTGCGATAGGGTCCACACGTGGACTACCCTGTACCGTAGTTGGTAAAAATGATCTTACTTTTAGTGCTGCCATTAAAGTGATTGATGTTGTCCGTTTGCTTGCCTCTGTCTAGCTTCCTCCTCTCGAAGGTATCTAAGCAGAAGGTTCACATACACATCCCTCTCCCAGGGCATCATATTTTCAAGTTCAGTCAGACTGTACTTGTGGTGTTGCATAAGAGCGAAATTCGTCTCATACAAGTTCAACAGAGAGTCGTGCGCTAGGGCTACGCGAAAAAAGCCGCTAGACCTTCAAGAGTAATAGTGCTGGTAACCTCAGTCTTAGGATTGAATAGTTCAATCTGGTGACTCAACTTGGGCATAGTCTCGAAGAACTTCTGAACGTCTTGGAACTGCTTAGAGTTCATAGACTCATAGAATTCAACAAGTTCTGCCTTCTTGTAGTCCTTAGCTGCGTGGAGTTCGTCTCCTTCAGCGATAGATTCAGTACAATCTGCTGCCAGTTTGAAGATGTCATCAATACCAGGATTGTCAGACAAGTTATTCTTCACAAATGTATCCAGGGATGGATACTTCATAGTCAATGTCACTTCATCATTCAGTTTGACAACGTTGGTGTGGTCATCAGGGACAGTAACCTCAATTTGATCAAGGTTCACTTCCACATCAACTTGAGTCTCTTCATCATCGGGGCAGGTGAGTTTGAACTCACTAATTTCACCAACAGACTTGGCACGAATCTTAAGGAAGAGGAATTCAATCTCAAATGTGGCAAGATCTTCGACCTTCTTGACACTTGTGCAATTCTTGATGATCTCTTTCACCGCTTTCATCATTTCCTTTTGATCCTGAGTTTCCATTGCCAGGTACAGCAACTTCTCTTCACGGACTAGGAATGGTCTGTAGGTGACTTTTTGACCACGAGGGAGCACACATTCATAATCAGGAATGCTCAGTTTTGGTAAAGGCATTGTGTAAAAAACAATTCAGTAATTCTATTTAGACCCCAAAGCGGGTGTCGATTCCAAATGCACCACTGGAGAGTATCTGTGTTGATGCATTGAAGTCATCAAGAATGATGTCGGATGTCCACTCGTTCCTTCTCTTGACTTTGGTTGTAAATCTATAACGTTCGTACTTAAACTGCACATCCATCTTCATCAACTGTGCTTCATTAGAGTACGTGATGTTACTAATATTAAAAGGAAATGCTCTCGCAAAACAATACACACCAGTTGCTTTATTCAGTCTAGAGTATCGAGGCTCTCCATCGACTGTGGTCTTAGCAACAATGTTAGATCCAGTTTCCCACTTTCTTACTGTAATATCTGTGGTGTAGTGATCGTAGAATGCCACACGGTTTTCATTGTCAGGCGCAATAGCATTCATCCACTTCTCAAAGAAATTTCTATGCCAGTTGTTTTTAGTCAGCAAGAATGAAACAGACAATTCATTTGCAGTCTGACCAGTACCATATGTTCTAGTGATTCCAATCTGCTTGACCTCACCTGTGGTCACGTTACGAGAAGGGATAACAACGGAGTCTGCCAGGTAATTAACCGCTTCATACATCTCTCTAGTGTCAGTTCTGAAGTTTGGAACTGTCTCTGAGGCTTGGAACATTATAGGGAGACCCATCTCCACACTAAAAAGATTACCCTTCGATGGTTCAAATGAACCTGACGAGAGTAAATCACGAAATTGTAGGAATGAATTAGGGACGCCCATTAGAGTCGCTTGTAAATTATCGTGCGGGGTATGTCTAGCGTTCTACCGTTAGATGTCATTACGAATTGTTCCGAGGGAATTAAACCAATATCTTGCCACTCAGAGTTTTCGATGCCATATAACGGAGTAAGTACATTGCTCCTCAAGTATTTATGCAGTGTCTTAGCAGGTGCTGCTGGGCTGAACCCAGTGAACCTGTACTCAGGTAGCAAGTAGTGTACATTTGCACCCCAGAAGTGCGTTGCATCCTCACCATAGATGTACACCATTGGGAACTTATCCCAGAACTGCATCTTCTCACCGTACTCTGCACGATACCCGAATGTCACTGCTGTTCCAGGCATCACGCTGTCAACACCCTTGACGTTAGAGCTCAAGTAAAAGAACAACTGGTTACGCCACCACGATGGTTTCTGTGACTTGTTGTTTGCTAATGATTTTATGTCGGTGAATGCACTCATACTTTGAGCTCTTTCTCTGTGAGAATAAGGAACTTCATCCTCCTGTCATCACAAAATTCTTTCGCTGCCTTCCATTTGGCATCATTGACAGCGTATGTCTTCACTTCATTTATGTATCTTTTGGTTTGCCGTTTAGGTTTCTTGGGGGGCGCACACTGGGCTTTCGGTTTAACCTCGATAATGAACTTCTCAATCCCTCCTTGCCTGGTGCGTGCTCGTATATAAAAGTCTGGAAAATAGCGGTGAATCCTACCGTCAACAGGACTACGGTATGGAATGACAATTTCTTCCGAACCCCACTCAAGAATTGATTCATTTCTATCACACCATACCATCAGTTTACGTTCCCACAAAGATCTATAAATAATGTTTGTAGGATCCCCCTTATACTTTCCAGGGTAACTTGGCTGAAACCTACCTTGATAAGATCTCTGTTGTTTCATCAATGTCAATAGCCCCACTTGTATATCCAAGAGCTCTCCCTGAGATGCCATTCACATCGCGTGATGGTATCGATGCTCAGGATGCCGAAGAGACTAGAGTTGTAGATTATCTGAAGATTCAGGTCTACGATAGTTCTAGCAATGCTGGCAATCCATACACATATATGGGAAAGAATCCTGGTGGTATGTATGCTCCCAACGGAGGGTCGAGAGGTGAACCGATTCGTTTCACTATTTATCTATATCTTCCCAATAATCTTTCGGAATCGTACAACACCATCTATAACGAGACCACTCTAGGTCCCGCTGGTGTTGGTGCTCTGAAAGCATTATCAGAACAAGGAGCAGGGCAGGGTGGAGATCTAGTCCAGAACATCCAACAGTTTGCAGCAAGTACAAAACCTCAGTTTGGTTTGAACGCTATTGCATCTGGTCTTGGTGCTGTGAACAGTTCTCTTGGTCTTGAAGGAAGTGTCAGCGCACAAGATATTAACGCACTTGTCAATAAAAAAGTGTTCAACCCGTACCAAGAAGTTACCTTCCGTGGTGTGAACTATAGAGAACACAGTTTTAACTTTAAGATGGCACCTCGCAATCCAGAAGAAGCGAGAGAATGCTACAACATCTTCAACGCACTCAGAAAAGCAATGCTGCCATCAGTTAGTGGCACTTCTGGTAACTATGATCCGTTGGGGAATGTTGAAGAAGGTTCCATTATGGAAAAGATTATGAAGTCTGGCACCGAGTCATACGGTGGTGCTAGATACCTGAACATCCCTGACTATGTTAGATGCTCGATTGTTCGTGTCGAGTCAAATGGTTCTGGAGATACTAAAGTTGAAGAGATCAGTGGAAAAGGTGCACGTCTCAGAGAGATTATGCAGTTCCCAACCAAGATGGTGATCACTGGACTGAATATGAACGTCACACCTGACGGTCAGATGAATACTTTGAAAGGAATCAATAGCGAACTGGATGATTATGGTCCTGCCGCTATGGAAATGGCACTTACACTGAAGGAAACTGCCTTCATCACACGAGATATGATCAGATGAGTTATTTTAAGTATCTTCCCAACGTATACATCAGAGATCGTGCTCAGATCAATGGTAATCATCCTTACCAACTGACTAAGAACATCTTCCGTCGCATCAAGATCAGAGATGATCTTCAAGGTGCACTGCTTGGATTTGTACAATATGAAATCGGTGAGGGTGAGCGTCCTGATCAGATTGCTAACGTGTTGTATGGTGACCCTGGTTTGGACTGGGTTGTTCTTCTCTGCAATAACATCATCAATGTCTATGATGATTGGCCAATGACAAGAGAGCAATTATATTCTCACGTGTTGAACAAGTACGGTTCAGTTGATAAGGTCAGTCACTATGAAACGTATGAAATAAAAACAACAGACGGTATCAAGGTTCTGGATGAAGGACTTATTGTGAATGAGTCGTTCCAATTCATCAGACCCGATGGAACTATAGTTCCTAAAGCAGATTCTAGGAAACCAGTCACGTATTATGAGTTGGAAGCAGCGGAGAATGAAAAGAAGAGAAACATCTTCTTGCTTCGTGAAGGTTATGTCAATGATTTCGTAAAAGAGTTCAAGAAACTCGCAGCATATCTACCACACGGTGAGATCGATGTTGACGGAAACAAAAAGACCCCAACAACTCTTGCTGAAGAGTTCATCGGGATCACAAACTATAGAAAACCCAGTCAAAGCACTGCTTCAACTGGGTCTGCATCTGGTAGTGGTTCTTCTACTGCACTTATCTCCTCTGGAGGTTCTGGTGGCGGTACGAGCACAGGTGCAACAATCGTCGAAGATACTACAACAACGGTTAGCACAACACCCTCAACCTCAACCACTTACGGTAGTACCAGTAGCACATCCTCTTCAAGCAGTAGTTCCTCTTCCTCCAGCAGCAGTTCCAGTAGCGGCAGCAGTGGCAGCAGTGGATCCAGCGGTAGTTCCTCTGGATCGTCTGGATCTAGTGGATCGTCTGGATCATCTGGATCTAGTGGATCATCAGGTGGTGGAGGATATTACGGCGGCGGATACTAATTAGAAACACCAACCGTCTTTCTTGTAGAAGTAACACGGAACACCGTGTTCATTGTACTTGTTAGGGCGAAAGTAAGGACCACCGTGATGATAATGATGGTGGTGATGGTACCTACGTGGTTGTCTAGTAGGTCTGACTGGTTTGTACCAGCAGTTCCAAGTGTGGAACAGTTGATCGTAGACACAGTGTGAAGGTTCTACTTCAAACCCATCACCAGATCGCCTGGCGTGACCCGCCATCGCAGGAGATGCGACGAGTAGAGTTGCAAGTGCGATAGCGAGTCGTTTCATAACCTTTAGTCTTCTTCTGCAAGTTTAGCAAAGTAAGACATATGATCTTCATCCTCTGTGCCAGTTGTTTTACTGTCCACAGTGGCGGTCCAGGAAGGTGCCTCGGTATTACGAGAGGTAATATCAGGGGCATTAAAGTCAGATTCTGCCTCCAGCGTTTCTTCATCGATGCGAGTGGCAGCAGGACGACCAAGCACTTGCTTCATACGTGCCTCAAGTTCCTCATAGGACTTGAACTGATCATCAGAAGTGAATGATGCAAGGTCGTGCATCGAGTTGTACACCTCTTCAAGTTCAGTGTCAGACTTACCACCAAGGACATCAGGTGTAGTGAACACTGAGTCATCGTAGTTCCAGAAACCAGCAACTTGCTTGATCTTCAGTTTGAAGTCAGCACCCTTCCAGAGATCGAAAGGATTGAATGCAGGTTGCGGATCATAGTCGTTCTCGTCGGGTTGCATCTTTGCCATCAGTTTGTCAAAGATACGCTTGCCGTACTTGTACAGGAAGACCTTGCCTTCGTTCTCAGGATTCAGAGGATCCTTGACGACATAGATGTTGCTGTAGTACGACAACTTACGCTTTTGTTTACGTGCCACGTCCTTGTCTGCTTCAGATCCACTGTTCCAGAGAGCAGTGTTAGCAGCACAAACAGGACACTTTTCACCTTTGGTAGTGGGGCAGTTGTCAATCAACCAACCACCAGGACCTTGGAAAGCGTGACTCCAAACCTGTGCCCACGGAAGGTCACTACCTTCGGACTCAGGAAGGAAGCGGATAACGGCAAACCCGTTGCCACTCTTATCCACTTGGGGTTTCCAGAAGCGTTCATCGACTTTCTTGCCGCCGCTGGACATTTTTTCAATCTCTTTGGTCAGGTTAGCAAATGAACCAGACTTCTTCTTGAGATTTGCAAAAGACATTGTGTGTTCCTCGTGTGTGTTTTTGTTGTGTGTACTACCCATTAAGGGTAACGCATTATTTAGGCGTTGTCAAGACTGGATTTCAAAGCACGAAGTTTGTCCTCCATCTCATCCAATACTTGGTTGATGTGCTTCCCTGCGGAATACATCTCGGTCATCGTGTCGATCCTGTGCTTTACCTCACGTGCCTCCTCGTCATCGTAAGACATCAGTGCAAGTCTAGCATAGAAAACCTTTTGTTTGGCAATAAGTTCCAAGGTTTTCGTAACGTGATCCAGTTTCTCTTCTGAATTCAGGTTGGGGAGATTGTAAGATAGTTTGGCGAGTCCAAGATAGAGACTCTCCATCTCCTTTAGTTCTTCTCTAATTACATTTGATTCGTAAAATGGTTGCTCCGTCATATCGGGAGGACTCCTCTGCTTGTTCGTTTAACGTAGTTTAATTCTTGGGCATTAAACTTAATCTTGTCTTTCAGCGGTTTTGAGATGAGTTTGTTGACAGTATCAACCTCAATCTCTAACTCGTCACATACCACAATGACAGCATCAATGTAATTCACAAGACCATTACTATTCTTCACCACGTCTTCAACCATCGTTGAAAACTTTGCTTGTGTCATAAATTTGTCTTTGAATTCTTTCATTTAATGGATTGCATAAACTCTTGGATGTACTCCTCAAGAAGAACGTAGTAGTAATCGAGATCATACTTTTCAATGATCTGCATACCACCTTCTTCAGTTGCAATAAGGGTGACGATCTTGTCAACCTTTACGCCACTACGTTCGTAGTACATCGCAGCGTATGCAGTTTCCTGAACGAAATAGTTTTCAATCCAGGATTCTTTCTTCTCCTTAGTGGATGTCTTGAAGTCGATGACGGCAAGTTCACCGTCGAACTCTGCTATGCAGTCAACACGACCAGCAATGCGAAGACTATCACTGTAAAGAGGACTCTCAAGAAGATGAATGTTGTTGATACGATGAAGAGTTTCCTTAGCAGTTTTGAATAGGAAAGAGGCAAGAGGGCTCTTATCATCGAATGAAACCGTTTCGTTCTTCAAGTATGATTCTACCATACTGTGAAACTTATTGCCACGTGCTGATGCTCTCCCGCTAATTTTGTTAGCTTCTGCTTCACCGACACGCTTACGCCACTTGATAATAGAATCCTTTTTACGATGACTGGTGACAGTCGTCACGGAAGGATACCATTTACCATCACCAACTTCATATAAACGAAGACCGTCACCTTTAGTGACGGCATTCATTTCAGTTAGTGGAACGGGAGGTCCCACTGTTTTGAACATAATTACATACCAAGGTTAATTTTGCTAATCAGATATTCTCTGACCAGACCAGATCGAACGATGTCTTCAATACCAAACTCTACGACATCAAAAGACTGCATTGTCTGAATGATTCTCATAAAGTCCAGGACACCATTCTTCTCGTTGGATTTTACAAGGTCGGACTGTGAGTAGTCACCACTAAAGATGATCTTACAGTTTTCACCTACCCTAGTAATTATACTATCAAGTTCGTGGAAATTCAAGTTGCTGAATTCATCCACGATGATGACACAGTTGTCCATAGTCACACCACGAATGAATGAGGTGGACCAGAAAGATACTGTCTCTTGAGAACGTAGATTGTCATACAACATTTCAAATGCTGCATCATCAGGCATCTCAAACATATACTTCACCATATTCTTGTATGGAATCTGGTACAAGTTTGACTTGTCTTCGTGGTCTCCAGGAAGGAAACCAATTTCACGTGTTGGAACAAGAGATCTCACCATATATACCTTCTCGTATGGAGAAGATGGTTCCATCACATCTTTCAGTGCCAGGTACAGACTGATAAAAGTTTTACCAGTACCAGCAGCACCGTGAAGAATTAAATTTTTGCCTTCAGCATACGATGTGAACACTCTCTCCTGGTTTGGAGTGAGTGGTTCAATAGTCTTGAGATGATCAAGGTTGATCGGTTTCTTACGACGCATCTGTTTAGCAGACATACTAGACGATACTGGGGTCTTACGCTTTCTCGGTGGCATAATTTAGGTGAAACGACTCAAATTTGCGGCAGGGTGAGCAGCTTGGATCTTCTGCATTACTTGCTTGAATCCATCTGCTTGCTTTGGTTTGCCGTAGACAGTGTTGATGTTCTGGTTCCCGAAATATCTTTCAAGTTCAGGATGCTCTTCTTTATATTTATCAAGAGCAGAGATCGCCATATAATTTGACGTGACCTCTCCTGTCTCTTTGTTAATCCATTCGTAGGTCGGCATTTTGTTCTTCAGTAAATTGGTCTTCTATCCAGACGGGAGTACCTTCCACTCGCATATTGAAAGACAATGTATATCTTTCTACGTTGGTAGGTTCTGTAAAGTGTACCACGTTTGATGGAAATAGTACAAGAACAGAATCGCGTGGTGCAATTTTGTATTGGGTGGAATTATATATGTTCTGAATAGCAATAGTTGGTTTCATCATCGAGTGTTTGTGTCTTTCAAACACGAGAGGACCACTGTTGCCAGACAAGAATACATTTCCAGAGTACATACTGTTGTCGTGGAAGTGAGGATAGGAACTTCCTCCGACATTATATTTATTGACCCAAGATGTGGTTACCTTCATACGATGATGCTCGGAACTAATCCCGAGCATACCGTGAGTGTATTCATTGATGTGTCTTTCCAACCACTTTGCCATCTCTGGAAAACTCTCAAGCACCTGTTGATCCGTTGTCCTGTGTGCCAGATCAGAGTATGAGTAACGAACATACTCTAGAGACTTTACCTGAGGTAAGATGTCAGGCATATCCCTATCGGGATCGGTAACGTATACAGGTGTAGAGAATAGTGGTAGTGCCTGAATCTCTGTCATAATGTAAGCAATTTAGTTTGTACTCCGAACTTTCCTCTCACAAATATATTAAAGGAAAGACTAACGCGAGGTTCATCCAACTGATGTTCAGTCACATAATGAACCATATCGGAGGGGAATAAACATATCATCCCAGTCTTGGGCGAAATTCTATAGACACTTGAGTTATACAAATTGTAATTTGCAATCGTAGGTTCAACCATCTTGTACCTGTTGGCATCGAACACAAGTTCTGCAGATCCTTCTGGTGCTGACAGGAACATCACCGCTGAGTACATACTGTTGGTGTGGTCGTGTGATCCAGCACTCTGTCCTTTGTGTAGGACACTGATCCAAGAGTTTGGAATCTGTAGGTTGTGATCTGAACTAACACCCATCACACCATTCACGTACTCTCTTACGTGTTTGTATGCCCAATCAGATAGTTCTTGTGGAAGAACATCCAGTACATTGGTTTCTTGTGACAAGAATCCACCAGTCCCACTCTCGACACACTCAATCTCCTGAAGTTCTTTACCAACCTCAGGCATCTCACCATCCACTGAGACATACAGTGGAGATGAGAACAGAGGGATGACCTCGGTTGACATCAGTCGATCCTCAATGAAGGAGCAAGATCACTCCAGTCAAGACAATCTTCCTTTGCATTACAAGGACACTGCTCATCACACCAGTCCATTGCTGCTGCGGTGATAGGGAACTGACAGATGAAGTGTTGCTTACACAGTTCAGCAATCTCCATATGTTCCTTCTGTGTACCGTTAGCAGACCTAAGGGCAATGTAATGCACCCACGATCGCACAGATCCTGTCATATAGATTCTGGTGGGCGTTGCCAGGGGAAGCACAAAACGAGCACACTCCTTTGCGATGCCCTCTCGAAGGAGTTCATTGTACAGGTCCATACCTTCAACAAAGTATTGATGGATGCGACCTTGAAGGAATGCTTTCCTATCTGCTTCTACAGCATCGATACTGTTCTGCCTGTTCTTAGAGTCTTGGAGACGCAGGTCAGGAACTTCAATCTTTTGAGAGAGGAGATTCGTATCAGCATACCGCTGGGAAAACTCTTGATATGTGAAGCTACGGTGCCTCAAAATTTGAGCTGCCAGACCCCTGGTAGTGTTGATCTCCAGTGTCATAAACGCTTGCTCGAACACAGACCAGTGTCCGTGCTTGATGCAATAGCGAAGCAGTTTCTCAACTGAGGGGTTGTTCTGGTTCTTTGGGTTGCTCACGCGAGCAACATACCCCATATGCTTTTCAGCGTCGGGTGTGACTGAGATGAGACAAACCTTAGAGCGATGCTCTTGAGGTTCACCGTACAGGTTATTTGTCATTCTGTAGGAATCTCGCGATGATAATAATACAAAGTGCGTGTAGATAGTTGATGCCTTTTAGGGCAAACAAATATGGTACAACATAGTTCCAGCATAGCATAACAACTAGCGGACCCATTAGATAAATTCCGATGAACTTACCAACTGCTTCCGCAGTTACAAGATCTTCAGACTTTAATTCAACCTTTGGTTCTTCTTCCTGAACTTTTCGTCCAGGAAGATTATTGTAAATGGTCATTTCTTTTTGCTGCTTCCAGGGGGGTTCCATAATTTAGGGTTGACTCTTCCATCCGTCTGGACCCATCCAACAAAATTGTGTCTGTATCTGTCCCAATAGTGATCAAAGATGTCAACTTGCTTATTACAGATAATAAGATCATAACATCTCTTAGCAGTATCGTCTAGATACTCAACCAAGTATGAAGTGTAGGGCAGGGTTCGATCGCTTGCACGACTAGGATCACAATTCGTTTCTAGAATCCTGATCTTAGTCTGCATAAAGTCATTTGCCATCCGCGCTTCGACCACCCCAGTTGATCGACGGAAATGCCTCAGTCACCACCGCTTTGGTGATGCGATACTTTTTATGGAGTTGTTTGTCCTTGACTAGACAAAGCACCTTCGCTTCATCCTTGTACAGACCTTCCAGCATTTGAATAAACATATTCTCACGCTGCATACGTGGCACATTATCTGCACCACCCTTAATGAAGTAATACAGTTTACGTCCTTCTACTTCAAGACGTGTGTGCTCAGTGCCAACGGGTGCATCGTTAGGTGTGTAAGGAACATCACCTTCAGGCAGGATGGTTTGTACACTGTCATCAAAGTTCCAGATGAACAGAGACCTGAGCACCTGTGAGTTGTTCTCCTGCAATAGACGGATCTTTTCTGCTTTCGTCTTGGCACTGTGTACCTTCTGCAGGACTTCAGAAATAAGCAATTTCATAGCCATAGTTAAAAGTCTCCTAGATTTTGGAGCAAATCATTGAGTTCGTTTTCGACAAGATACTTCCACACATATTTACGTGCAGGAGGATCAAAGTTCTCATAGGTATCTATAATAGATTCCTCAACCTCCGTAGGGATGAACTGGAAATCAATCAGTCGTTGATTCCTCAGGTAGTTTTGTTTGATAGTGTCATCAGGACAGAAGTCGTCAGGATCTTGTGTGATCCAATGCTCGATCTTCTTCTTTGCCAGTGGTCGCTGTCTGCGCCCCTCTAGCAGGCACTTGTCATCCGATAGGAAGTTTGGGATACCATCGCTCCGATCACCTTTGAGGACGTGCTCAGAGATGTATAGGAATGGGTCTACCCCATTGACATACTTCTTGAGTGCTGGGTTGTACTGCGTAACGAATTTGAATCGTTGCAGTTGAATGAAGTCTTTATCTCCAGAAAGAATCAGAACTTTCTGGGCGGGTTGCATATTGTTCTGGAGTCTGATGTTCTTGAGTCCCTGCTCTTTAACCAGGATTGCAATAATGTCATCTGCTTCAGCACCATCGACCTCAACAACCTTGTATGGTAATGAAATTCTGAATTCATCTTTTAGTTTGTTCAGTAGATCGAAGATGTTGTTCCAGTTATGCTTAGACTTCTCTCGGTCACGCTTACGTGTGCCCTTGTAATGAGGGAAGACTTCTCGTCGCCAATAGTTTTTCGAGTCATAACAAAGGACCAGTTCGCCATATTCTTTACGGAACTCTTTGCGATACTTTCGTAAAGCATTGAGTACCATATGGCGGACCAGTCCTTCTTGCAATTCATCAGATTGAGAAAGCGAAACCATAAGGTTTGCAATCATCACCTGATTCATATCCACAAGGATCATAATCAGTCGTCGTCTTCGTCATCGAGTGTAGCATCATCATCAGTGAAACGCAAGTAGATCAACTCTTCTTGGTTCACTGTTCCATCTTCGTTCAACATCTCTGGGTGGGTTATGGACTTCGCGTAATGAGCGTTGTCGATATAAGCATCAACATATTCTTTAGCGATCCAGGAAATGACCCCACCTAAAATGAATGCACCGAAGATGGCAAATGTGTAAACCGCTTGTAGCATTTGGTCTCTCCCGTAAGGTGAATGGTTTGCAAAAAAGAAAGACCTCCTACGATACTTAATATTATTTAGTGAATTAGACCCATCCTTTAGAACGGAATTCACTAATAGTCTCGTTGCAACCACCAGTTTTCTTACCATCAACAATGAGTTGAGGGAAGGTGGCAGAGCGTCCAAACTCAGACCAGAACTGATCGCGAGTGTAGTTCTCATCGAGAACAAGTTCAGCGTAGGTCCATCCCTTAGCATCATACACCTTTTTGATCTTGGTGCAGAAGGGACAGTTGCGTCTGGTGTAAATGACAGTGGTGTTTGGTTTCATAACAGGAGAAGCATTAAAAAAGGGCAGGATTATCCTGCCCAGTATATAGTATCGCTATTTGACTGATCAGAACGACCAGGTTGCGCCCACCTTGGTGCCGTAACCGTTGTCGGCATCGTCGATGCCACCAGCGAAGGAAACTTCACCGTAAACGGAGAGAGACTCGGTTGCAGCAACACTTGCATATGCCTTACCAGACAGAACAGTGTCGCTCTCGCCACCATCAGTAACGACGAAGCTAGGACCTGCTTGGACGCCATAGGACACAGCGCCAGCTTCACCAGCGTAGCCCACGTGGGCGTCGGTCGTCGTTCCAGTGTAGTCGGAACCAGTGAACGAGGAGTTCGCTTCCACGTTCACGTAGGGACCTGCCAGGGCAGCGCCTGCCATCAGGGGGGTAGCAGCGAGTGCTGTCAGTGCAGATTTGATCATTAGTTGTTTTCCTCTTTGTAGTTTGCTTGCGGAGTGGTTACCCGCAGATGGAGGATCGGGTTTTCCCGATCGCTTGAGTAATATACAGCATACTTTTAGGATTCGTCAACCCCTTGGATCGCTGTAATAATTCGTTACGAACGTTACGAATTTTTATTTATACAAAAAAACACCATCGATAGATGGTGCTTATTGATACAATCAGGAGGACTTATGCAACCCGTTCCTTAGTTTTTTCCTTGGATACAAGTTGCTCTTTAAGATTGAAGTACAAAACGTGGTGTTCAGTAACCAGGTAGTAACCTGTCACGTTCTTTCCATCATCTGTCCATCCATAAGAGATAAGTTTTTCGTTGATGTCATCGTGATCAATCGTCCTGTCAGTGTGCAGGTAATGATTGTATTTCATATGGAGGTTGATCATTCTTGGACAACCTCAACATACCGACGGCGACAATACTCAATACACTCATCACGATACATCATTAGTTCGTGATAACACTTCTGTTCGTGTGCGTCTGCCCTCAGTTCAGGGTTCGGTTCGATCAGACTCTCTATCAAGAGACTCATCCCCCTGAGTTTCTGGTCCTTTGTCGCCATCGGCAGCCTCCTGTGATTGTTTGCTAACATTATATATTGATTGATCAATGCGAGCAACCTCTCCGAGGGGTGATTTGAAGAATTTACGGATTTTCTTTAGTTTCTTAGCGGCATACCTTTGGTCGCCATCGGACTCCTCCAAAGCATTCTTCACTGCTTTGAGTTCCATAGTCGATTTCATCAATCGCCTGTCCCAGTAATCCATTTAGTCTACGTCAGTAATTTGTGTTTCAATGTAAACCTTCTGTGAAGGTTTGAATGATGTCTGGTTACTATACCACACATTACTATTCTTGTCGTGTGAAGATTGGTAAATTGCCCAACGTGCATTACGCTTAAATCTACCAGTCGTTCTGTCTGTAACAAGAACATCTTTAGGGAGATTATCCTGTACAGGATAGTATGGTGCCTCGGTTTCTTTTCCTGTAGTTGTCTGTAATCGACCAGGTGGGAACTCAATCATAAGAGTTTCATTCTCACCGTATCTCTTACCGTAACTATCTACCTGAGAAATACTCCAGTTACCAAACCATCCATACTTAGGATACTCATAGGTGTCACCATCAGAATAGTGATCGATCCGTTGAACACGAATCTTAGCTCTGAATTTGAATCCACGAACGTCTCTATAGTCCTGATAGAAAGCAACCTCTCTACCTGCTGCCGATTCCTTCAACCAATATTCATCGAATGATGTTGCAACACCAGCATCATATAAGAACATACTCTGGAACAACTCATTCATATTGATCTTGAATTCATTGCCAGTGATGGACCTGTTATTGATAACTCTTCTGGGTTCCAGAATAGGATCAACTCTATAAGCATATGATGTAGCAAAGAACTTGACATCTTGAATCTTGCCCTGATCACTATTAGTATCTGGACACTGTAGACCATTGATACCAGTCACCTTGAATCCAAGATAGTATTTCTCTTTCCTGTTCCTGATGGTTGGATCGTCCTTGTATGTCTTGGCAGCACTCTTCTTAATCTTAGTCCAAGAACCAATAAACAATCTGAATGTATCACCCGTTTCCCAACCACCGCGACCATAATCAAGCACCTCATTGAGTGACCAACGGATGTGATAGGTAGCAGGATTAAGAATCTGGTATGTAAGTTTCAGGGTTACACCACCATCACCTTTGGTATTAAGGAAACCTGTTTGGTTAGTAGACATATCTTTGACTAACTTACCACCGATGACCTCAATGTCACAGTTCAGATCTCCACGTGTCTCCAGGAAGTTATTCTGGACCACCTTATTAGTTAGCACCGTCGTCAGATCTTCTTGAGTGTCATTACAAGTTGCAAATAGTTTACCGCTAACGGGGAGTCCACAAGGTTCTGTTGCCTCAGTAGGTCTTCCATCAACCTGACCAGGGTTCTGATCATTGTATCCCTGAGAAGTCGTAGTGATGTTAATCGTCCACGTATTCAGAATCTCTTCCTGAGTTTCATCTCTTAGAGACACTGCTGGTGCAGTTCTACTATTGTAGTGACCACGATTGACATTCTTAATTTTGAATGTGACCTGATCACCCTTTGATACATTGAAAGTTTGAAGAACTCTACCAATAATTCCCCAGTCTTTGACGTGTACCCTCTCACTCATAGTTTCGTTGCCGTTGATCTCAATCGCGTAGGTAAAGACACAGCAATCATTTCTACCACCAGTCATACCACCGTGAGTTCTTAGAGTCAGAGTGGCATCACGTGTTGCAGTAACAGATTGTACTTTGTTCAAAGTATATCCATACTCACCCGTACACTTACCACAACCAGAACCATCACCTTCAGTCTCATTCTCAGACATATTTCCACAACCTGTACGGATGATTTCAACATCAGCGAACGCACCATCGAAGACTGCTTGTGCACAGTCAGACGTTTTCAGATCCTGATACACAGGCGTTGCAGGTTGGTCAAACACATAGCACTGGACACCTTCATAATGATATGCCGAGTTTCCATACGTGAGGTTGTATGAGATCTTCACATCATCATAATCCTCATCACTATTCGCAAACATATCTTCCCAATACTGCCACCTTCTATTTGGCCAAATAGTACATTCTTTCTCATCTCTATTCAATCTCCTCTCTGAGAAGAATGAAATGTTATCTGATTCCACACTGTCTAAGTTACATTTCCACCCATCACCAGTGTCAGAGAACGACAGAACATCACCTTGGTCAACATTACCGTTCTGATCATTACCATCAGGAACGATACCAAAACCAAAGTCACAAGGAATGTATTGGTTGAGAAGTTTCTTGTTGATCTTGTGGATGAACTTACCCGATGCGTCAGTGATGTTAGGCATAATAACTTCACCATAGACAGGATCACCACCCAGTCCGTCAGTGACATACCAGAAGAATGTATTCTCACGACCAGCGTTACCCTTACGTGCCTCAAAAGCAATGTTCAAATAAGTTTGTGCTTTATCAACCAACCTGTACCTACCCTTCTTCAGGTTAGGTTCTAGAGTTGCACCACCAAGGGGTTGCAATGTATAGAGGTGGTCTCTTTTATCAGGACTGAAGTATCTGTACAGAGCGTGTGCTTCTTCACCATCCATCAGTGAAGAGATCATATCATCGGTGTCATCGTAAGCCCAGAACAGTGTTTCATCACGTGCACCCATACCATATGAGTCCATCGTAGACTTTTCGGCTTCGGGTCTTGTAGTGAGCATCGTGTCCACCTTCGCGGAGGAGTACGACACATACACTGGAATCGCTCTGGTGGCGTCCTGAACGGCAGTGGCGGGGTGTCCATAGAAAACCTTGCCAGTGGCATTGTAACCCGACGGAGGGTTCGCATCCAGACTGTACAGGTGGTTGGTTGCAACACCGCTATCCACGATAGTCAGACGTGCGTTCTGGTCAGTACCGTCTGCATCCTCAAACTTAATGTTCTTATTGTTTCCGTAAGTGTTGGTGACATAATGATTACCAACAGAGTTCAGACCTGTGTAGGAAATGGTGTAGTTACCTGCATCAAGATTGAATGTTTCGGTAGACTTACCTTTGGTTCCATTACGTGTGAATGTAGTTCCATCAATGGTCACGGTATTAACTGCAACTCCAGCAGTGCCAGGATTATCATCCCACCAGAATTCAATCGTGACGATAGAGGGAGCAGTGACACTGAGAGTAGAGTTACTACTGAATGTGGCACTGTCTTCACCAACCTCAGGACCACCTAACACGTGCTCATAGATCGGTACCCTTTCGGGAACACAGTTGGCAATACAGATCTTATTTGAGGTACCAAATGTTTGCTTAGGAATGAATGCATCACAGTCTGTAGCAGGTGGTTTCCAAGCACCACCCACATAAGGTTTGAACATACAATCAAGGTGATCCTTGATGCAGGCATCGAAGTCTGGGTTCTTTGGAACAGAGCAGTCAAGAACACCATCACCTCTGTCATAACAGATGCTACCAGATCCAGGTTCTCCCACGTCTGGGAAGTTCACCCTGATCTTTGTGGTATCAGGTCTTGGGATTCCGTACCCATCAATGATTTGAAATATACCACTCCAGTCCAGGTTCATCTCATTAGGAATCTTTGGAGCATCATCTCCAATGAAATTCCTGATGGACGTAGGTGCTTGCGATGGGTAGCACTGCCCAATTAGATCTTCAATTACTTGGTTTACAGTTGAGTCAGCAGGACCACCTTGGGGGGAACCAACATTACCACCGCCCGAGGCGACCTGCTCCTGCTGTTGGGGAGCATCTGTGGGATCGCAATTACGATCAAACCAATGATTGTTCCCTGGCACAGTGGACATAACTAATGGAATTCTGTTTCTTTTTATTTATGTCGTCATCCCAATGTCTGATCACTCCAGATACGATAAAAGCGTTAGTGACCATATAACTAACAAAAATACTGGTGCGTATGATAGCAACGTAATTGTCATAAGGAGCTGTTTTGTCGTCACTGAAACTTCCTAGTGAATACTTCCATATATCCCAGAGTTTTTTCATAAAAAAAGAGGGGTTGCCCCCTCAGTATATCAAAGAGCGTTGCCTCGTGGCAATACTTCTTCAGGAAACACGAACGATTCGTGTGGTTGATCAATGGGTGCCAACCAGGCACGAAGACCTTCGTTCAAAAGAATGTTCTTAGTATAGAAAGTCTCGAACTCAGGATCTTCTGCTGCCCTAATCTCCTGACTTACAAAATCATAGGCGCGAAGATTAAGAGCAAGACCAATAATACCGATGGA